TCATATCTCAGCTCCAGCTTTAACTTTTTTACAGTCACCATTTTTCAATTGATGAGCTTTAGTTTTAACTTTGGCCATGATTAGACAAGTTTCATTTGTTTCTTTATTAGCCAACTTATGAAAGCTTTGAGAATATCGAACCATTTCTGCTTTGCTCATTAAGATTAGATTTTCAATTCGACAATCGGTTTTATCCTGATTCTTAAATGCAATCACATGTTTATCAGGAACAGGGCCATTATGTTTTTCCCATACATGTCTGTGTTTTAGGACAAAAACATTAGGTTCTGCAATTTTGATATGAACATAGCCATCCTTTTTGTCAATTCGTTCGTACCCAATATGCTTTCTATTCCAAACGTCTTGACCCTTCTTAAAACTTGTTCGATTTGCACCAGTTAAACCTTTCGTACCCTTGTTAGGGAGGAACACTACCTTTTTCAAAACAACCAGTGCGACCGGTTCTCCATTTGTTGCGTTTACATAAGCTACTGATGCATTGAACTGACAGTTGTGTATTAAACTTTTCATTGAAAAGCTTGGTTAATTCTTTACGCTCAAGGGTGCAGTTAGACTTTACAAAGCCCAACTGCTCAGGCGTGTATTTAATAGCATGTCCTTTAGCCATGGCTAATTGTCCGTTGAGTTGTTTGGAAAGCTTCAGGAAGATTTTCAGCACCTTCTTTCATGCCTCGATATTCAGCAACGAGCTTAGTAGCCTGAAGTTGTAAATTAGCGTTCTCAATAACTGACTTACATATTTCGTTTACAGCACCGGCACGAGAAACTTCTTCTTTAAGAGCATCACCTTTAAGTTCGTTATTACTTAAACGATCCAATTGAGCAAAAAGGTGTTTATTTAATTCTGATAAATTTGACATTTGTTCTCTCCAGGAAGAAACACCGAGTTAAGCCTTCAGGTGCTCTTCAAATTCTTTACCAAGTGAATTAGCCAACTCATTACCTGTTAATTCACGAGTAACCATTCCATACTGCTTTTTAGATCTAAAATTAAAGCCGCGACCGTCTTCCATATCTTTAACTTGGTAGCCCAGTAGGGCTAACCAAATCTTAAAAAGCTTGGAGGTTTTTGCGTTTAACTACTGTTCGCATTACTGTCTCCAGCTGCCTTCTTTAAGCAAAACGTTAAAGAGGCATTGTTCGATTTCTGAAGCATTCACATTGTCAAAGTGGTGATTCATGAAATTGCCGATGACAATCAAGGTTCTGTTTAATGATGAGTATCTGAATTTCATGGCAGATCCTCATCGATCAAATAATCGTTTTTAGCTTGATCAAGTTCTTTCTTTCGAGTTGTTATGGCTTGCATCATTTTCGGGATGGCAATCGGTTCTAGAGCAGAAGCATCGATTTCGAGTGCATCAAGTGTTGTAAGATCAGGGGCTGTTTGGATTTTGGCCAGCAATGAAGGTTCGCTTGTCTGTTTTTCCTTTTTAGCTCCTCGAGGCGTTTATGTATATATTGCAGTAATGGAGCACGTTGTTCAGCTGACCATTGAGTTGTGTACTTAGTGACAGCGTTTACTTCATTAACTGTCTTTGATTCATCTACACGTTTTTTTAGCTCTGTAAGTTTTTTTTTGATATTTACCTTCTTCCTCTTCAATAAACCTTTTGCCATCGTTTTGAGTTGGTTCTGCTAACTTCGTGGAAAAACATTATCAAAAGATCCAGCTTTTATAGTTAAACGATTGCTTAGTTCAGTATTTTCTTGCTCAGTTAAGGCACCGTTTGAATTTATACGTCGACGAATAAAGTCTAAATCTTCTCTATTTTTTGCGTTAGAAATCTCACCAATGAAGGCTTCACATAAAACGGATAATTCAGGGGCTTGAGCTTGATCTTCAGCTGACTCGAATAATTCATGTTTTTCACTTTCAGCTTCAGCTCTAATTAATGAAAGCTCTGCTAATTTTGCATCTTTAGCATCCTCAATAGCTTTTAATTGTTCTGGTGTGAAGCTGTGTTTCTCTAGGTCATAGCAAAGCGAATTAATTTCTGGTTCAGTTTTGCTCTGGTTAATACCATCAAGCACAATGTCTTTTTCGGCTTCTAGTAATTTAGGATCTGCAAGAACATCTTTTGTTTTCTTTTTACCTTTGGCCTTTGCTGACTTTGTTCCTGCTGAAACTTCTTCATCATCACTAACAAAAATAGGATCGCAAGTCGTAAGAGTAATTTCTTGATTGATTCCAACAAATGCTTGAAAGCCTTTTAAAAACAACTGGGCATTTTCAAAATCTCTCTGAACTACACCATTATTTACAAGAGTAACTAGGTAAGTATTTTTAGAACTGAAATCGCCAGCAATGATTGTTGATTTAGAAAAATCAACCCAAAAGACTTTTTGCTCATCAACTAATTCATCCAAAGTACAAGGCTTTGTAAAGGTGAAACCAGCAAGCTCGATTTTTTCAATATCAATGCAAAACTCATAACCAGGCAAAGCAAAAACAGTAGCTGGAAACGTGGCCAGTTTATTAAATTCGCCTTCAATGTGACGACACAAAAGATTTTTTGCCTTTCTGCAAAGCTGCAAAAGCTTCTTGATTATTTAAAATATTCATCGTTTTATCCTTTTTTTAACGCTTTCCGAAGGTAAGGGTCTAAGTCATCTTGTTTTAATAACCAGACGACGTAATCGGCTGGCAAGTCTTTAAGGTCAGTACCTTTATATTTGCCAAAAGTTATTTTGGTTGGAATGCGTGCTTGTTCAGAAAACAGGTAAAGAGATTGCATATCTTTAACGCCGAGGACTTTACAGATCTGTTTAAGCAGGGCAGCTGTAAGCAAAATGTCTTGTTTGGCGTTATGTGCATTTCGAATTGATTCACGTGCTTTCAATGAACCCTTTGACAGCATGTAAATAAGAGCCGAAAGATTATGTGCTGTATCTGGCCAAACCATGCGAGACAAAGCTAATGTACAAATCGATTTAACATTTACTGATTTATCAGCAAGCTTGATTGCTCGAATGTCGTAATCGATATTGTGGCCAATGATGTATTGAATACCTGCAGGTAAGCGAAAGGTTTCATAACTTGGCTTGTCAGCAATATCTGACTCGAGTATGTGGTGCACGGCCATAGCACCATAATTAATAGGTTCAGGACATGAGAAGTACTCATCAAAGCAAGCTTCTTTATCTACAACCAATTCACCATTTTCGAGAAAGCTAACGGGTACATGAGCAATCTCAATTGGAAATCCATCAAGATCATGGGTTTCTGTATCTAAAATAATTGCACTCATGCTTTAATTTCCTGTTTCGCCAGTTTGTCAATGTGTTGTTTTGCTTCTTCAAATTGAGCGATACCGATTTGTGCCAATCCATCGATACCAAGGTGTTCGCAAACTTGCGTAATATCTAGAGCGCGCTCACTAATGAATGCCCGTATTTCAACAAGCTGTTTGTCTGTAATAGGGACGTAGCCTGGCTGACTCTGTACTGTTTCTGCAGAACGGTTGGCCGTTTGTAGTTGCTGTTGATTAAGGTTTTCTAGGTGCTGCACAATTTCGTTGTACTTGTTATTGCATGCAGCAAATAACACTTCATCAAACTCAGGAAGTTGGTTTCGAATACCGTTAAAGAAGTATTCTGCTTGAGATAAAGGAGTATCCAGTGATAGCTCTTTAATCTGTTTAAGTGCCTTATCACAGTCAACTTGTGTTGGAACATAATTGCTCCGCTGGTTGTGGTAGTTCTGATTATTTCTTGATTGATTTTCTCGCTTAATATTCTCATTGGTATGTGTATCAAGATCGTTTTGCGAGTCATCAATCATCAACAAATTGCCAAGAGCGTATTTTTTGGCATAGCTTTGATATGAAGCATTTTGTTGAGTCTTTGAAACTTTTTATTGCTACTTAGGTCACGATCAAAATCATGTTTAGCTTCACCAGGAACATCACAGCGAATATATTTCTGGTCTTTAAACACCATGTATGCATATATTTCAAAACCATCAGAGGTATCGAATTTTCTTGTAATAACAGTGCATTTGTACTTAACAAGAAGCGGTTTTAATGCTTCTTGAATATCTTCAGCGGAGCGATATTTATAACCGCCACCAAATTCATTTGTGTGTGATTTCGGAGCCTTAAGCTCATTAATAACTTTAATAAAAGTTGGATGATGAAAAACTAGTTCAAGACCAGGTAAGTCGAGAGGATTTAAAGCTGTAGCATTACCTAGTACATCGGAATTAATTGCAGCATTCATGGTGAGTACCTCAGTTATCCGTTATGACGGGCGTTTTTATATGCGATTTTTTGATTTGCGCTGTATGGTGTGCGCTTAAAGCAATCTTTAGAGAACATTGCTTCACGTTCTTTTTTTCGTTGTTCTTCAACTTCTTGCTCAAGGTTGCGGAGGATCCAAGGCTTTTGTTTAAGCAGGGCTTCGCTAACAGGAGTACTACCGTTTTCACCTTCGATACGAATATCGTCTAGCTTTAAATTTGTTGAAAAGGTTTGTGGACCTAAACGAACGTGATAACGGCCGTTATCATCGCGAGTGATAAATTCGCGGAAAGGTGTTGTGTATCGTTTTTTATTCATGATCACGCTCCAACCATTTTGTTTTTGTTGAACGTGAGCTTTGATCACAGAAATGATGTTTCGAATATCATCTGGATTAGTGAAATCGTTATAGTTGTTACCGTTAGCATCAAACACCTGGTCAACAGCTAAATTAGTTATTTCAATTCCTGTAAATTCGCCACCTGGTGCACCGTTTGAATCTTGAAACTTATCAAAGTCAAAGCTTGTGTATACACGGAAGCCGTCGAGATTAATTACAGCTTCGCCAGTATTTTCTGATGTGATTTTTACGGCTAATAAACCATAAACACTTTTATTTTTCGAAGATGTGAAAGCAGGAGCTGTTGCTGGGGGCTTAGTAACAAGTTCATAAGCACCAGCCAAACAAGTTAGAGTGGCAACAGAAAGTAAGCAACTAACTAGAATTGACTTCCCAAGAGTAAAGCTGCGATTGTGGTTTAAGACATTTTGTTCCATAATGAACCTCATGTAGTGAAGAGCCCCGTCCATCCGCCAAGATCTCGGGGCTTTTTGCTGTCTACGAGGTAAAATATACCTAAATGGTGTAAGTGTGTAAATACCAAATAGGTGTAATATTTAATATCTAGTTATAAGTTGGTGTAATTTATATTGTTATTTATTTGTTCAAGCATAAAAAAACCCGCTCAAAGCGGGTGTAAATTTTGAAAAAATTCAAAAAGGTATCGGATGATTAACATGAAAAACTTGTCCAACTATATGGAATGCTTCTTCTTTCATTTGATCTGCACTTAAGAACTCATCAGGGTAATCATCTTTATTTGTATTTGTACTGACAAGCCTAACTCCACCATTCGGCGTTCTAAATAGTTTTTTAACCTTAAATAATCCACCATGACAAACTGCAAATATTCCTTCATTCTTTATTTCTGTACGACTGATATCACAAAAAACTTCAGATCTATGAGGGATTAATGGTGACATCGAATGCCCTTCAGAAAGGAAGGATCTTACACATGAGGGGTCAATTTGTCTTTCTCTAAGCTTACTTCTATCAATCTTAATTGTTGACACTTCATACTCATTTGCATCATTAAACATGCCTGGTCCACATGATGCATAAACATTTGGATAAAAGGGACAGAAATTACATCTGAATCATCAGGTGTATTTTTATCTGAGACAGCATGCGTTTGCAAAGTGTATTTTTCAATTAATTCATGATCTGTATCAATGTAAGAGGGTTCTACATTAAAAGCCTCAGCGATTCTTTTTAGCTACTTCATCCCCAATTCCTTTAGTTGGATTTTTTACCTATATATGAACTAAGTAGGGAATAACCCATATTCAGCTTGTCAGCTAACTCCCTGCGCTCCAATCCATCTCTCTTCATTAAATTCAACGTATTTTTACGTCTAACTATCGATATTGCGCTTAAAGATTTCATTGAGTGATCTCGGTAATTTCCTTTCTGATTACTCTAATATCACCAATTAGGTGTAAAAATAAATAACCAGTACTATTGCAAGTAATTACACCAATAAGGTATATTAATTTTGGATTAATAACCAAAAGTGGTGTAAATGTGTTTAATCTGTACAGTTGGTGGCGTGGTTTGACACAAGAACAAAGAAAGAAATTTTGTGTCAATGCAAACGTTGGTTATCGCTACATGGATAACCATCTGGTTCACCGAAACAAGAATCCAAGTATCAAAACAGTCGATTCAATTGTCCGTAACTCTAATGGAGAAATTACGCATAAGGGCTTAATTGAATTTTTCCTTACGTGGAACAAAAAAAGCACGATATGAACAAAAGAAAGAGGGGTTAAAAGATTAGAAATGTACTTCCATGAATTTTCAAATGATACCGCCAATAACAAATTACTGGCGGGAAAGCTACTCGAAAACATGAGCACTCGAGTACCTGTCGAGGTTAAACAAATTATTGACGATATAGCTGTTTCAAATGGATCTGATAGATCTAAGTGGATAAGAGAAGCCATAGATTTAAAGCTGAAAGTTGATTTAGGAATATCTTCAACTGAAGAGCTCATGGATAAAAGGAATACATTGAAAACAAGTGAATACCTAAATGTATTCAGAAATATAAGAGCTTTTTACATGGATTAAAAAAAGCCCGACGTTGCAGGTCGAGCTTCTCGCGTTCATTAACCAAGGAGATTAATTCACATGTCTAATTTATCAAATCAAGCGGCTAAAAACAATCAGCTTGAAGAAAAGCGAAAGCAAAGTTACCAGTCCTGGCATGAGCCAGCATTAAATACACTCTCACGTTTACTTGAAACGCGCAGAGCTAATCTACGTGAAGGAAAGCGTGACGAAAAAAATGCTGCGGTTACTCGTGATGAGCTCATGCAAGCCTTAGTGGATGAGCATGGTGTGCACGGCATTAATCTTTATCACGCTGGGGTAATAATCTCTAGCTTATACAGATCAAAGCGGATTCGTTACTTGGGAAGTACATTTATTCAAATCTTGGGTGACGGAGGAGATGTGTGAAAGATAGATTTTACTTAGCTTGCTTCCGCGACAACGTAGGTTCAAATGTGAGTTTTCATTGTATCGAAGGCAGAGGGTATGCAACTGATATCAATAAAGCGCATGTTTATACCAGAGAAGAAGCTCAGAAGGAGTGGGACACTGGTCGTACGTATGATCGTCCAATTTCAGCGGACCATGTTAATGCGTTGGCAGTTTGGAAAGTTGATCATCAATACATTCCAAATGAAAACCAAATCATTGATGGCGTTATTGGCTTTGCTGTTTTTGTTAAAGGTCAATTCGATGGAAATGATGTTTATTGGCTGAATAAAAAAAGTTTTGAAACATCAACTGATTTTTGAATTGGCTTCTTATTTTTCTTTAGAAGAAATAACTGATTTAGGTAAGCGATATGTCGCCATACCTTTTACTTGGCTGAAAAGGCAAAAAGAAGAACCTTTGATCTTAGTAAATATAACCCTCGCACAATGACACAAGGAGCTGGCTTAAAAATGCCAGCTCATCTTAAGAAAAGCTGAACGCCGTGTAGAAAATCCAAAGTCACGTTTTAACTGCCCAAGCTGCGGAAAGATCGTTTGGCAATTTAATCCTTATGAATTTGATCATTGTAATCATTGCGGACACTTGGGGGATTTATGAGTAAGTATGTTCCCAATTCTTTTCAGGTGGCAAACGCATTCGTTGACGAGGCAATGAGTAAAATCTCAGATGCCTCAGTTAAGATCTATTTAATTATTAACCGCAAAAACGCGTGGTTGGGCAAAAGAGTGTGACGCGCTATCTCTTACTCAATTAGAGGAGTTATCAGGGAAAAGTCATCCTACAGTTGTTAGATGTACGAAAGAGCTTGTTAAAGTTGGTTTAGTAAAAAAGCATGAACAATCTGTATACGGGAATGTTTACTCATTAATTGATAATTATTTTGTTGGTGAGTACATTAATTTCCCAAATAAAAGCTCAGTACTTGTTCAATCATTTAGTTTATTTAATGGTCAGCTAGTTAAAAATTTTAACTACCAAAAAGCCGGCTCCTAAAAAATCAACTAAGGGTAAAAAGAGTAAAAATCTCTGTTTAAATTTTCCTCAAAAATCACGTTTGCTAGTTAAAAATTTTAACTACATTGAAAACGCCAGCCAGTTAAAAAATTTAACTACTGCTAGTAAAAATTTTTTACCCCTGCTAGTTAAATTTTTTAACACACAAAACACACTATCAAAACCAACTTATCAAAATAAAAAAAAATACATGGTTTGTTTTGGAAAATTTGAAGTTTGAAATTTGTTCTATCAATCCATCAATTGATATTAACGAGATTCTTAAAGCTCCCTGGTTTGAGAGAGAGCTAAAAGCATTTGAAGGTTTCAATGAGGGGCGTAACCATTCAGATTTTGGCATGGCAAGATTCTTTGCTGAGTGGATGCTTAAAGCTCGCGCCAAATACGCAAAAATGAAAACCTCGGCACCACATTCTTATGAAAACAAGAACTCAAGTGGCCAACAATCCAATTCAGAAAACACATTGCCTGAGGTAATAACTTTTGCTTCAGATAAACAGCTTTTCACATTCTCACGCCGTTTAGTAAACCATCCAGATTTTAAAGATTCATTTTGTCGTACAGGTGAATCATGGATGGATGCTGGAAAGCGTATGGCCAATCTACTGATAGATCCTCAGCAACAAAAACCGTTCATTCCATATCTAATCGAGATGGGTTTTAAAAAGCTCAACCAAGGAGACGGCAGCATGATTACTTTGAATACAACTACAGGAATTCAAAAATTAAAAGAGATTCTTCAGGAATTTGATTCGTGCATGTACATCGAGCGCGACAATTTTTTTGATAAGCATTACTCCTTGGTTAAAAGTGAAGACGACATTGAGCAAATACGTATCGCGGTTAAAGCCTTTGAATTAAAAAAGGGCAGCAGTGTGAAGGTGGATTTTAGTCATGAGCCAGACAAAGGGTTAAATAAAATTCGTTTTATGGGGAAAGGTACCGTCGATCTTTTTGAGGATGGTCGGGTGTTTGGCCGTTTAGATGATGGGCGGCCATTCTGCTGTTTAGTCTCTGATATTGAAATTTTGGATTTGGAAAATCCGGAAAGCAAAACCTCAGATAATTTTGTTGGCCATGATGAATCAAAGGCAATCAATAAAACCATTTTATTTCTTTGTTTGTTTTTGGGATGTGCAGTAGTTAAGGGGTGTGGCCAATGAACGCAATTAGTGATGATTTTGATTTAGAAAAAGCTATAGCTCTTAAAGACAAATTACGAGGCAAATACAATCGAAGTGGGCTATCTAATACTGATTACAACGAATTACTTCGTTTAGAAAAAGCTATTAGTAAAGCCATTCCTGAGGAAATTTCAAACCATCGTCCTGAAGGTGCAACACATTGGCAAGCTGGAGTGTATTACCGAGTTAGTAAATACGGCGTTTGGGCAAAATGGGATCGAAGTTGGATCACAAGCTTTAAATGGCCTGACGGCGTCATGATTCCATTATCAGAGAACCTGAGGAAAGTTCTTGAGGGTGAAGGATCCAAATGAGCTCAATGAGTTTAGCTGATTACCGCTCCCAATTTCCAAATGGCCATAAAGCCAAAAAGGGCCGCAATAAGTTTAATGCATCCAAGATTAAGTTAGACGGAATGACGTTTGATAGCACTAAGGAATACAACCGCTACATCGAGCTTAAAGCAATGCAGCAAAGGGGGGGAGGTGTTTGGTCTAGAGCATCATACTAAATTTGAATTGGCTCCAAGCGTGAAAATCGAGGGGGAGAAACGAACAAAGCCAGCACTTAGATATTTTGCTGATTTCACTTACTACCTCATCAATGGTGAATACATTGTTGAGGATGTCAAGTCCGTTGCAACACGTAAATTGCCGAGTTACCGAAACAAAAAGCATTTGATGAAAACAGTTCACAACATTGATGTAAGAGAGGTTTAAAACCAATGAATATTAATATTGAAGTAAAGCACGGTGGTTTTTCACTTCTCGATTTAGCACAAAAAACAATGGATGGTTTTAAAGAGGAAGTTGTAGGAACTGGCATTAAAAAGGTGGTAACAATCCAGCAGCGTTGATGATGCAAGGAATGCCTTCACATGTTACTGCTTTAATGTGGGCTTTTAGTCAGAGGTACTGAAATAGGAGACCGTCATTTTGCCTTATTACAGAACTTCCTGGTGAGTGAGGTCCGTTTAGTTATTCAAAAGAAAAATATTAAATTCACAAAAACAAAGCCTAAAGATGTTGCCAAAGGTGTATGTCGATCTGCAATTACACAATTTTTATTTAAACGCCGTACTTGTCCAAAATGCAAAGGGTTAAGATTAGAAAAAGCTGGGGATGTATATAAGCCATGTTCAGTTTGTCGGTTTGGTTTTGAAGGTTATTCGCAAACTGAAAAGCATAAATTATCCAAATTAAAGGTAGCACGTCAGGTTTATTTACGTTCCTATTTACCTTTAGAAGTTGAAGCAACACGCATACTTTTAGATTGGTATATGGAGCTAGATACACATTTAAGAAATTATTTTTCATATGAGGGTAGAAGAGTACGACCTTTGAACTTGCTTCGGGTGCAAATTTAGGGTACATTTTTCCCATACTGGAAAAGTGTATCTAATACATACCAGACAAAATCTTAAAGCTCGCCATACGGTGGGCTTTTTTTTATTGCTTAAAGAAAAACTCGGTTCCTTACGGATACCGAGTTTTTTTATATCGAGTAAAACTGGGGACGAAGTACTGCGGTAACAGTACCTCGACCTCCCTGACAGACTTAGACTGTCAAAAGCAAGCCCAGCCATCGTGCACACGATCGGTGAAGGCTATCAAAAATGTATGCTTTTGCACAGGAAAATATTTATGAAATCAAAACCAATAATTCCATGGCAAGGTGGAAAGACCCGTTTAGCTAAGGATTTGTTGAGTAGATTCCCTGAACATTCGTGTTATGTGGAATTGTTTTGTGGTGGAGCTGCTTTATTTTTCTTGAAGGAAGATCAGGCAAAGACAGAAGTAATAAATGATTTAAATGGTGAGCTCGTAAATCTTTATCGAGTTGTTCAAAACCATTTGGAAGAGTTTGTAAGGCAATTCAAATGGTGCATATCGAGCCGCCAAATATTTGAATGGGAAAAATTGAAAGTACCAGACACTCTTACAGATATTCAGCGTGCAGCAAGATTTTATTATCTTCAGCAACACGCATTTGGTGGGAAGGTTTCTAGTCAATCTTTTGGTTATGCAACAACTGGTCGCTCTTTAAATCTTTTAAGGATTGAGGAGTATTTAAGCGCTGCACATTTGCGTTTAAATGGTGTCTATATCGAGAATCAAACTTGGGATAAGTGTTTTGATCGATATGATCGTGAACACACATTCTTTTTATGCTGATCCGCCTTATCTTGATACTGCTGGTTATGGAATAGATTTTCCACTTGACCAATATGAATTGCTTTCTGAAAAGATGAAGAGTTGCAAAGGGAAGGTAATGCTTTCAATTAATGATCATGAAAAGATCCGTGAGATTTTCAAAGATTTTAATTTTGCAGTTACTTCTATTAATTATTCTGTTGGCCGGGACTTAGCTGCTAAAAGTAAGAAAAGCAGTGAACTCATCATTATGAATTATTAATTTTGATCAAGCGGTTAAAAATCTGCCCTTATGTTATAGTCTCTCCGCATACTGGAGATGGTTATGAATATTTGTGTTGGTGGTGATTTAGATGGACAGAAAATTGATAAAGATGTGAAAACTTTTAAATCTTCTGAAATTGACCCTTCCTACACAACGGTGTATTACAAGCAGATTTATAACCGCGACAATGTTCTATATAGGTTCTGGTTGCCGCATGGATCAGATCTACATGAAATGTCGAAAAAGGTTTTAGATATATTAAGAGCACCTAAGAGTTAGATTTATTTTTTGCCGTAAGCATCGGCGCAAATGGCCCCGCTAAATATCGATTATTGGCGGGGCTTTTTTCTTTGAAAAGATTCAAAATCTTATTACTCATCTTTTTTATTGATATAGTTAGTGAAATTATTTAAGGATATAAAAATGAATATTTCATCAAAAATCTATCAATTAAGAGAAGAATATTTAAATAAATATGAAAAAGATCCTGAACTGGTATTCGTTAACTTTCATACATGGGAAGAGTTGTTAAACTCACCGCAATCAATTAATGGTGTTCCAAATGAAATTGCAGGATGTGAAATGATCCCAGCAAATGACATGCAAGAAGAAGTCTTATATTGTGACCATGATGATATGGCAAAAGCCCTAAGAGATTACGATGGTTCAAACTATCCCGTAATAATTAAAAAACTAACAGTAGTGAATCGACCAGAAGCACAAAATGCTCGAAGAATCATTAATGATCGTTCATTCCAAAACTTTCAAATTCCTTCAGAAGCAATCAAAGCTTATAAAAGGCATGAAGAACATAAGAAATTAAAGTTTTAAATATAGCCACCCTTACGGTGGTTTTTTTCATTTTTGGAGAATGTATGACAGAATTTCAAAAAATCATGCTTGAGGTTAGACAGCTCCAAACAGAGCTAGATCACACAGGTTGTTGCACTACGCAAGACCTAACTCAAGAAGAGATCGCTCACTTAGATGAGCGATTTTTTTTGGCCGTAGCAAAACAGCATAAATTGATTGCTCGACTCAATAATAAGCCAGAGGGCTTCTAATTAGGAGCTTTAGACATGGATGATAAAGAATACTTTTGGCTTACTAGAAAAAAAAGAACCCAAAACTAAACCTAAAAGCAGACCATTACCTAAGGCAAAAGAAAAAATTTCTCGAGGCTGAAGAAACTTTATTTCAAGAACTAGAAGAGCATCGAATTGGATATCGAAGAAAATTTCAATTTGAATCAACTAGAAATTGGCGGTTTGATTTTTATATTGTGAAGTTGAATCTTCTAATAGAAATTGCAGGTAGTCCTTGGTCTGTAGGTAGAGGCGGAAGGAAGATCGCAAATTCATTTTGTAAGTATGATCTAGCTCTAGATCGGGGTTATGTATTTGAGCGTCTTGAGCCTCATCAAATTGAATCAGGTTATGCAATCAACTGGATAAAAAGTGAATTAGCGAGATTAGATAATGGAACAAATCAGACCATTCCCACCAACTGACTTTATTGATCAAGCTGAAGAAGAGGAAGCAATCCGTATAATTCCAGCACCGGATTTAAAGAAGTGGGTTGTTTCTAATTATTTAAAAATTGGTGGACCTCTTCATAACCCAGATCATGACCATATTGCTGAGCTGCTTCATGACAATGAAGAGTTTTTAGCATTTGCTTGGGCTTCAACTGCGTTTAAAAGTAAACAGGCTATGGTTTTAGGCCAATGTGAAAAAGTTATGTTTAATGTTGGTGGCTGGAAGAAAGCACGCCAGGAACAACAAATGCGTGATTGGTTCGGAGCTGTTCCAACATACTTAATTACTGTCGATGCTTCTTTTTTGCGAGCGGGCCAATGATACAGAATTCTGCTATTTGATTGAGCACGAGTTGTATCACATTGGCGTTATGAAAGATGAAGATGGCGAGATCCTTTATAGCGACAATACGGGCTTACCTAAGCACTATCTTGCTGGTCACGATGTTGAAGAGTTTATTGGTGTAGTTAAACGTTATGGACCAAGCAAAAATGTTAAGCGGCTTATTGAAGTCGCCAAGAATCCGCCGTTTGTTTCGGATCTAGATATATCAAGATGCTGCGGAAACTGTGTAATCAACTGAGCCTTGGGGCTCTTTTTTTTTTGACCTGTTTGCTGTACGTAGCTGTACGAAGGGGAATTTATGGCAGCACTAAAAGAGCCTGTGAAAATATATATTGTTCAAGCTCTTGCATGCCGTGATACCCCTCAAGAAGTGGTTGAGCAGGTCAAGCAAGAGTTTGGTGTTGATATTAGTCGTAGCCAATGCGAATGCTATGACCCAACGAAATATTCGGGCAGAAACTTAAGCAAAAAATTTATTGAGCTTTTTGAATCGACTAGAGAGAAATTTGATGAAGGCTTAATTGATATTCCAATTGCCAATAAGTACTACCGTCTAAAGCAATACCAAAGACAGCTTGATAGAACTAGAAACGTAAAAACAGCGCTAAAAATTCTAGAGCAGGCTGCAAAAGACATTGGTGGTCAATTTACCAACCGCCAAGAAATAACAGGCAAAGATGGCGGACCATTACAAACGGTTAATTCAGATGTGCCAGTTCCAATGGAAGAGTATTTAAAAGCGCGGAGGGAGGTCCTAGATGAGTACTGATGCGGCTCGGGATAAAGCCATCCAGATCGAGGCGCAAGAAGATTTATATTTCTTCACAAGGTACATGTTTAAGGAGCGTCGTGGTTATAAATGGATGCATAACTGGCACCATTTAGAACTCTGTGAGGCTTTAATGAAAGTCTATCGCGGAGAAACAAAGCGGTTAGTTATTAATTTGCCGCCTCGTTATTCTAAAACTGAGATTGTTGTAATTAATTTTATGGCATGGTGCTACGGTAAAAAGCCCGATTCTGAATTTATTCATATTAGCTATTCCGCAATGCTGGCAGCTAATAATGCATTCCAAATTAGAGGCCTTGTACAAGAGGAAGCCTATAAGAAAGTATTTCCTAATTTTGCTTTGAGAGATGACAGTAAGGCTAAAGACTTTTGGCGTACTTCGGAAGGTGGTGTCTGCTATGCGACTGGTACTGGCGGTACCATTACAGGTTTTGGAGCGGGAAAGCTAAGAGACGAATTCGGTGGATGCATCATTATTGATGACCCGCATAAAGCACATGAAGCATCTTCTAAAACTATTCGTGAAGGTGTGATTGATTGGTTCCAGAACACACTCGAGTCACGAACCAACTCACCAGATACACCGATCATTGTGATTATGCAGCGACTTCATGAAGATGATTTAGCTGGATGGTTGCTAGGTGATAGAAAAGACGGCGTTCCAGTAGCTGGTGGTAATGGTGAAGTGTGGGAGCACCTATGTCTTTCAGCTATTCAGGAAGACGGATCCGCACTATGGCCAGCAAAACACAATATCCAAAAGTTAAGGCAAATGGAGCAAGCTGCGCCGTATGTTTTTGCGGGGCAATACCGACAAATGCCATCACCGCCAGCAGGCGGTTTTTTTAAGCCTGACAATATCCAAATTGTTGATGCTTTGCCTGCGGATGTAGTGAAGCAAGTAAGGGCTTGGGACTTTGGTGCAACTGAGAATGAAGGTGACTTTACTGCAGGTGTTAGGGAGGCTTTAGGCGCAGATGGCTATACATATATTGTCGATGTAACCAAAGGACAACTAGGTCCAGACAACGTTAATAAGCGGTTAAAGCAAACTACAGAACTGGATGGTAAAAACGTCACTGTTCGTATACCTCAGGATCCTGGTCAAGCTGGAAAATCACAAGCTAGTGCTTTTGTGAAACTTCTAGCAGGTTATAGCGTGATTGCTAAGCCTGTCTCAGGGGACAAGCTGACAAGAGCGCAACCATTTGCTGCGCAAGTTAACGTGGGAAATGTGCGAATGCTCAAAGGTGATTGGAATAAGGCATTTATTGAAGAGCTTCGAAATTTCCCTAACGGGACAAATGACGACCAAGTTGATGCTGGTTCTGATGCTTTTAATGAATTACATGAAGGCTTTGAAGTCTTCTTTGCTGATATGGGATTTGCTCGATGAGTGACGTAACTTTTAAACATCCTGAGTATGTTAAAAACTTGCCATACTGGCAGAAGCTAGATGATGTATGTGAAGGTGAGGATGCGGTTAAGGCTAAAGGTGAAAAATATTTACCTAAGCCTAATGCACATGACAAAACGCCAACAAATAAGAGTGCTTACTTGGCTTATTTGATACGTGCTGTGTTTTATGAAGTTACAGGTACAACATCAAATAGTTTAGTTGGCGCTGCTTTTGCCACAGATCCAAGCTTTAAATTTCCGGCTGAACTCGCTCATTTAGAACGTAATGCTAACGGCGCTGGCTTAAGTGCTTATCAGTTGGCACAGACGGGCATTCGTCATTTATTAAAGCATTATCGCTGCGCTCTTTATGTAGATTATCCAGCAGTAACCCCGGCAAGAAATCTTGCAGAGTTTAAACAGCAAAAAGCCTATCCGATGATTCATTTATTGAATGCCATTGATGTGATCAATTGGGATTCAATGATGATCGATAACCAGAAAAAGCTTTGCTTAGTGGTCATCCGTGAATTCACCTCGGAACGTGGTAATGATGGCTTTAGTAAAACAGAGGTAGAGCAGTACCGAGTTCTTCGTTTAGAACCTGATAGTGAAGGAAATTACATCTATACAGTTCAGGTTTACACCAAAGGGGATAAAGGTACTTGGGTGGGGGGAGAAAAGAAGTCACCAACTGATTATAACGGTGATACCTGGTCATATATTCCTTTCACTTTTGTTGGAGCTATTGATAACTCCGAAGAGATTAAAAAGCCTCCATTGCTCCCATTAGCTAATCTTAATTTAGCTCATTATAGAGATAGTGCGGACTTTCAAGAGTCCGTTTTTTATATGGGCCAACCACAGTTTTATGCAAAGGGAGTCAATTGGGCTTGGTACGACGAGGCCAAAAAGCGCGGCATTTATATCGGTGCAAAAGTTCTTTTACCTTTACCTGAAAACGGTGATTTGGGGATTGTACAAGCAGATCCAAACACTTTAGCTCGGGAAGCCATGAAGGATAAATGGGAACAGATGAAAGAGATGGGTGCGCGTTTAATTGAAAAGGGTTCAGCAGCCAAAAAGACTGCTACTGAATCTAACAGTGATGACGCCGTGCAGCATTCCGTTCTTTCACTTTGTGTTGTGAATATGAATGAAGCTTTTTCGATGGCTTTAAGATGGGCAGCTAAATTTGTAACACCTAATGTTGATGTTCTGACTAAAGATGAACTGATGTTCGAAATCAGTCAGGAATTCAATAAACAAGGATATCAAGCTGAACTAGCTCGACAATTATATGAGGCAGCTTTACAAGGCCGCTCTTCATTTAAATCATGGTGGGAATATAACCAAACTGGAATGTTCCCAAAACAAAAATATAAGGAAGAGCTGGAAAACATTGAAGGCGAAAAAGACGGAACAGTGAATCTATAGGTAGGGTGATATGGCTAAAGATAATAAAAATCTTTTGGAGGTACTCACTCAACATCAGGCTTATCTTTATCGTGCTTCTTCGCAATCAGTAAATGAATTATTGGGTTTATTTAATAATGATACGAATGCAATGCTTTCAAAGCTTCGCGATTTATTGGATGAACTTAGTGAATCAGAAAAGATTGCTTTAGCTGGAGGCAAATACACAACTTCAAATCTCAAGGAGATAAGAGATTTAATTTCCCAATGGTTTAGTAGTGTTAATACAAGCTTACCTGAAGCATTCGCCGTTTCAGCTACAGCGATGGCCGTATATGAAGCCAGTTATATAGCTAAGTTATTCGGCGCAAAGATAAATAAGCCAGACGGTGAAAAGCTGTTTTCAGCAGCCAAAAAAGTTCCCTTGGCTGGTGGTGCTCTAGTTGATGATCTTTTATCAAGAATTGCAGAAAGTGCTCGCCAGAAAGTTGAATACGCGATTCGTGATGGAATCAGCACAGGTAAAACAAACCAAGAAATTATTCAGCGTATTCGCGGTACCAAACGCCTTAATTTCGAAGATGGTCTGTTAAACAGCACTAAATCTGATATTGACCGGACTGTACGAACTATACGAAGCCATGTGGCTAATCAAGCCTATCTAGATAGCTATAAGAAGATTGGCTTTGAATTTGTCCGATTTGTAAGTGTACTTGATGGCAGGACTTCTAAGTTATGTGCTTCGCTTGATGGTTCAATTTGGGAAATAAACGACCCCGCAAAGCGTGTACCGCCGTTGCATCCACATTGCCGTAGCATTTTGGTACCAGTTGACAAAGATGGTCGATTAGTTGGAGAGCGTCCTTTTGTAATGGATGAGCGGAAAGTCAAAGACATCCCAAAAGATGAGCGCAGCCAGTTAATAGGGCAATTGGATGCAAACACTACATTCAAAGAGTTCTTTAAGAAAACAGATGATTTCTTTCAAAAGGAATGGCTAGGGCCAAAGAGGTACAAGCTTTATAAAGAAGGAAAGTTTGATTTTGAAAAGTTCTTTGATCCTGAAGGCCGTTTGTATAGCTTAGATGAGTTAAGAAAGTTGGATGAAAAAGCTTTTAAAGAGTTGGGTCTGTAATTTTTTCTTATGTTATATTTTTTAAAACATCAGAATTTATACAATATGAAAACAATAGCTTTTATATCTCTTACTCTCATCTCAATAACTTGTTTAGCTGAACCAAGTGAAAAATATCTTAAAGAATATGATCGATTGTCTGAAGCTTTAGAGTCAGCAATGGCAAATGCATATTCTTTTGATCCTACAACTGGCCAAGTAAAACAGGCTGCTCAAGATTTAGAAGCTAAAAATAATTTGTGTAGAGCGGCCCAGGCGAAACTAAACCTAACCACTTTTTTAAAAAGACAATTTAGAGGAATCTAAAGAGTTCTATAAATCTATTGATGGTGCAGAAGCTCTAGATAAAAATTATCTTAGTGGACAACAGCAGGAACAACAAACTCTCGTTTCAAATTTGAAAAAGACCTTGTTGGAACAGGATTTAACTGTGAGTAATTATTGTCGATGACAGGCAATCCTAAACTCACTTAAGACACAATTTTCACCTATATAAGCGCCCCAAAGGCGCTTTTGTCATTTATGGAGTTTGGCTTATGAATGAATCCAAAGTTAGACATTTGGTACTTAAGCGTCACCCAACCTTAAAAGGCTTTTTAGTAGTGTGTGATGAAGAAACTGGAATGCCACTGGCAGGGCAAAAAGCGGTTCATATGAATAGTGATGCTCAAGATGGACCGACAACGATTTGCGTAACATTCGAGGCTTATGGTGAGAATGGAGTGCGCTTAGTTGGTGATGAGCCAAGAGTACTTTTAACAAATTAAACGTAGTGAAAGGTGGTAGAAATGTCTGAAATATCAGTTGCTGAATATGTAAAGAGAAAAGAAGAGTTAGAAAGAACGCTAACAGGTCATATTGCTGAATTGATCAGTAAATTTGAAAAAGATACAGGCGTAAATGTGCAAGATGTTTATGCGAATTTTTCTAGTGCCACGTGCTTGGGTGGTTCAGAAAAATACTTTCTAACGGGTGTGACAGTTAAAACCTCAATTTCTAATTAACTTAATTTTTAATTCAATAGCACCTTTGGGTGCTTTTTTTATTACTAAGAGGTTATTTGCTAATTTTTTAATAGATATAATGCTTGAGCTAGAATTGATTCAGGAAAATTATAATGAAATTTTTAAGCTTTATATTAGGTCTTACTTTTGCAAGCAATTGTTTTGCTTTAAGTAGTGAAGAATTTGAAAAAAAGTATCAACAATTAACTAATGATCTTACAAATGCTATTATCAATAATGCTGCTGATTCTAGAAATTATGATGATCAGAAAGTACCAGAATCTGAAAAGATTAAATCTAAAAGTAGTTGGTGTAAGTTAACTAAAACTAGAGTAACTCAACTTGATTTTGTAGTTAATAATTTTTTCAGATTATAAAGCGTTAATGAAGAAAAATAATATTGAGGACGAATCCAAATTAGAGGATATAAAAAAATTTCATGACAAGCAGCAAGAATCCTATTTACGGATGAAGGATCTATTGAAAGATACAGATTATCCGTGTGACTAAGAGTTTTGTAAAATTATAAGCTGGAATAAGAATGAAACGAATTTTATTAATATGTAGTCTAACTTTTTCAAGCAATATTTTTGCAGGTCAAAATGATAGCTTTGAAAACGAATATCTAAAGATTATGGAAGAGAGCAATATAGCTCAACATGCAGAGTTAAGATTTAAAGAAATAAGTAAAGGTAAGATTTTAACTCAAGCTGAAAAAAATGAATCGCAGCGTCTAAAGTGCAGTTCTTTGATGAATGAGTTTAAATTTTATGAGTTAGTAACTAAATATCCAAAAGAATATGTAACTTATATGAAGAGACAAGGAGTTAGTGTTGATTCCAATCTGTCGAAAATTCATGATGAGTTAAGAGAGGTTAAACAAAAAAATAAGTTTTAACGGATGTAATGATAATTAAGTCAATTACTAAATTTTTTAATTGAGAAATGAGCAGCCTAAGGGCTGCTTTTTTTATTGCCTGCCGAAAGTGGATGCTGACGGCGAATCCGGGTGGATGCCCATTTTGAAAATATAGGTTGGATGACCAATGAAACTTAAAACAGTAACGATCGACGGTAAGGTATATGCGGAAGTAGAAGGTGATAAACCTATCTATATTCATGATGATGGCAAAGAAATGCCACATGATGCTGCACACTCCGTGGCGACAATTGCTCGCTTAAATGGTGAAGCTAAAACACATCGTGAAGCGAAAGAAGCGGCAGAAAAAGCCCTAAAAGCTTTTGAAGGGATCGATGATCCTGTGGCAGCTAAGAAAGCAATTCAGACAATGCAAAACCTTGACGATAAAAAAAACTGGTGGATGCTGGTGAAGTTGAGAAAGTGAAAGCTGAAGCTATTAAAGCTGTTGAAGATAAATACGCTCCTATTGTTCAGCAGCGTGATGCTCTAGAAGCTCAATTGCATGGTGAGCTTATTGGCGGTGGTTTTGCTCGTTCTAAGTACATTCAAGACAACATTGCAGTACCAGTTGATATGGTTCAAGCGACATTTGGTCAGCACTTCAAAATCGAAGAAGGCAAAGTTGTTGCCTACGATCAAAAAGGCGAAAAGATTTATTCCCGTGTTCGCCCTGGTGAACTTGCAAATGTTGATGAAGCTTTAGAGTCCTTGGTTGGTGGATATCAGCATAAAGACTTAATTCTTAAAGGTGGTAAAGGAAACGGCGGTGGATTCCAAAGTGGTGGCAAAGGTGGTGCGCCTGCAGGTATGAAGCGCAGCGAGATGTCAGTATCTCAAAGAGCAGATTACATAAAAAGAACATGGCCAAGAGTCCTTCCTAAAACTACCGAACTAATCATTAAATATTTGGAGATAAGTCGTTATGACTACAACAGTTAATTCAGACATGATCATCTACAACCAATTGGCACAAACTGCTTATTTAGAGCGTTTGCAAGACAATTTAAATGTCTTTAACGAGGCATCAGCTGGAGCGATTGTTTATCGCAATGAAATCATTGAAGGTGATTTTAATAAAGAATCATTTTATCGTGTTGGTGGCAGTATCAAGCACCGTGATGTGAACTCAAACGCTAAAGTTAACCATGAAAAAATTGGCGCTGGAGAATCTGTAGGTGTGAAAATTCCGTTTAAATACGGTCCTTATGCATCTACTGAAGAAGCTTTTAAGCGCCGTGCTCGTACACCTGAAGAGTTTGCAATGATTCTTGGTTATGACTTGGCAGATGCTTTAGTTGCAGGGCGTTTACAGTACAGCTTGGCTTCATTAAAAGCAGCGATCACAAGCAATCCTGATATGGTGGCAAAAGGAAGTATTGCAGTAGACGGTCGAAAAGCATTAACACGTGGGATGCGTAAATTTGGTGACAAGTTTGGGCGGATCGGTTTGTGGGTAATGAACTCAGATACCTATTTCGATATCGTAGATGATGCAATCACCAAGCAGATTTATGGTGAATCTGAAATCGTTATTTATGGCGGTTTACCAGGTACTTTAGGTAAACCTGTACTTGTAACTGACGCTGTAGGCGATAACGATGCATTTGGCTTGCAGTATGGTGCTGTGACTGTAACTGAGTCACAAGTACCAGGCTTCCGAGCATACGACATCAATGATGAAGAAAACTTTGCTATTGGTATGCGTGCTGAAGGTACATTTAACCTAGATATTCTTGGTTATAGCTGGGATACAACGAAAGGTGAGAATCCAGATCTTACTTTGCTTGGATCAAGTGCTAACTGGAAGAAACATGCAACCAGCAACAAAATGACCGCTGGTACATTGCTTGATTTGTCCGGTGTAACTACTGGTTAATTCTTATAAATCTCATTTATCAGAGGGCTATTAAGCCCTCTTTTTTATTATTAAGAGTAAAGCGTCATGAAGCTAATATATACACGTGTTGCCGCAGCAGCAGCTTTAGAAGTTGGGACTATTGCAAACCCTGACTATTATGAATATCCAAATCGTAGTGCTGAAGAAGTAATCATTTATGGTGACTATCCAAAAATCCAAAATGACTATGAAGCCTTGGATATTCCAGTTGAAGTTCGCAAATTGGAAGAGCCTGCAAAAACGACTTTGGCCACAGTAAATGTCGCGGTGGGAATTACTCCAGAGCTGCAAGAAGTCATTGATCAAGCAAAAGCTGACTGTGAAAAAGTTGTTGAGGAAAACGGGCAACTTAAACAGAAAATCGAAATCTTGGAACAGGCAAATGGTGATAGTTCAGAGTTAATTTCTGAAAACTCACGTTTAAAAGATGCTGTACTCCAGGCTGACAATGCTACTAAAGCATCTGAAGTAAAGGTAGTTAGCATCCAAGCAGAACTTGATGCTTTTAAAAATGATGTTGCTGCTATGCAAGCACGTATTGCTGAATTGGAAGCTGGAAAAGCGGCAGAAAATCCAGCAACAGAAACGTCGACAAATGATTTTGAAAATTGGTCTAACGATCAATTAAAAGAATATTTGGCAAGTAAAGACATTGGCTATAAGCCAACTGCTTCAAAAAGCAGAATTACTTAAGCTGATCCCAAAGGAATAATGAAATGAGCTTTATTACTGTAGATGATGCAAATTCAATTTTGGGCAGCAATTTTGCACCAGACAGTGATAAAGCTCGTCTGGTTCAACTTGCAAATGTCTGGATGAAAAAACGAATTGGATTTGTGCCGGATCCTATAGATTCACTTCTTAAAGATGCTGCTTGTGAAATCATTAAAGGTATTCTGGCCAAAGTAATTTATAACGGCAAAGAGCCGCTGCTTAAAACGAAAGAAAGTTAAAGCTGATTCAGTCGAATCTGAAAAAGAGTATCAAGATGGTACTGAAGCGATTTCCAGCTTTGAACAGATTGCAATTGATTATATTGATTCACTTGATTTGAAAGATCCTAATGCAAGTTTTATTGGTTTCGGCATTCCACTTTACAGGGCATAAATAATGGGCTTAAGAGAGGAACTTCAGGCAGATCTTGCTGAAGCATTTAATGAAGATTTGGCTGACGCAGTGCATACTTTTACGTGTGAGCGGATATCAAAAACGAATTGGGATCCTAAAACTGAAACTCATGTTGAAGTTAAAGAAAACTATACTGGTCGTGGTGTTCTTTTTGGCTCTTACAAACAATATGAAATCCAAACCCTTGGAGTACTTGCCACAGATAAGAAAGCGACCGTGCTTCAAAATGAAGTGACTATGGCCCCTAAAATTGATGATGAGTGGCTAACAGCCTTAGGCTCATTTCGAGTAATTCATATTCAGCAAGATTCAGCCAGTACAATCTGGAAATGCCAGTTGAGGAAGGTCTAAATAATTGATCTAATATCCTTCTAAATTAGGGGGATATATGGCAAATAAATCACTTAACGAAAAATTTAAGATTATTGGATTTTTGGACATTTGGTGGAATATTTTGGTATTTATTAATTAGTTTCTTTTTGCTGAGTGATTATCCAATTCAGGATTATCCATTTAACCATAAAAAAAACATATGAAGTATTAAAAGATGCCTTAAGTCTTGCTGCGGCTTTTTTTAGCGCCAGTTGCTGCTTTTGTATTATTCAGTAATTGGCGAGAACAACATATTGAAGTTGAAGTTGAGAAAGGAGGGATTGAACTCTACGAGCGTTTAATGCTTATCAAAAATGAAATTTCAGATATTAATAGTGAAATATGTTTTAATTTTTCTGAAGATAAAAAGGTCTTGAAGACAGATTAACTATCACTCTTTTTGAAAAAATATTTCAAGTAAATTTAATAAAAAATAGATTAAGAAAAAGAAATAACTCTACAATTACTTTTTGCTCCTTTGCTGATCAAATTGGAAGAGATGTAGATATTTGTTTCGCATGCTTAATGAATATGTATTCAGCTAAAATTAAAATCACTAATTCAAATATATACAATTTCGAATATATAAATGAAAGTGATAAGGAGTTTAAAGAGAGATATCAAGAAAAAATTTGATGAATTTGAAAGCCAATATACTGTGGGGTTTAATAAACTTGTAAATGATTTGGAGGCTTTAGATATACTTACTGACACGATTCGAATCCAAATTTAGTTGGTAATTTAATATAAAGCTAAAAAGCCTACATGAAATGTAGGTTTTTTATGGGCGCATATTAGGAGTATCAATGGTTAGCACAGATTATGTTCCTTTATGGCATATCTCTCCATTTCAACATGTTCAATACACATTAGCTCGAAATCAAATTCACATGGATCTGTTATTCGAGGACATGAATAACGTTAATACGTTCTTGTCTGTTGAAGGCGCAGCGGCGCAAGTTGATTTCTATTCTAATGGTGCTTATGCAGTTGTTCAGTTGGGCGATACCTCAGAAAGAAAATTGATAGAGATCTATGGCTTGCTTTTACATGAAGCGGTGCATGTTTGGCAGAAAGTTAAAAAGCTCATGGGAGAAAAAGAGCCTAGTTCAGAATTTGAAGCATATTCAATTCAAGCGATCGCTCAAGACCTTTTTAAGATGTATGAAGAAAGTGAGGTAAATGATGGGATGGAAAGGGAAAAAGCCAACTGAATTTAGTTTTGATGTTGCTAAAACAGCAGAGGAAAAGGTAAAGAAAATTACAATGGATGCTGTTCAGTCTTTGGTCGTTTCAAGTCCTGTTGATACTGGCGCTTATCGTGCTTCTCATATTGTTTCAATTGGATCTGGTGACTATGGTGTACGTGGACCTGAAACAAATGCAGTGCAAGATGCAGCTATTCAAGCTGTGAAATTTAAACTTGGTAGTTTGATCTATATTCAAAACAACCAGCCCTATGCTGAACGCTTAGAAGATGGGTGGTCTGATCAAGCACCGCAAGGTATTTACAAGACCACGTTTACTTATATTTCTCAAAAGTACGGTGGTTAAAATGGCAATGACTTTAGAGCAAACAAGGCAAGCTATAATTGATCGTATGCAAAGCTTTACTGGTATTGCCCAAGATAGAATTCAGTATCCAAATGCGCCAGGGTTTAAGGTTCCAAGAGAAGGCTTATGGTGTCGCTTAACGATTGTACGCGGTCCGAGTTTTACTTCTGGTGTAGCAGATAAACCTTGTAACCGTCGTACTGGTAATATTATGGTTCAATGTTTTGATCGATTGCAGATTGGAGAAAAAGCACTAACAGTTCTTAGTGATGATTTGCTGGCACATTTTGAGCATTTTTCATTTGAGGATTTAGAGTGTTTGAATGGCGAATCAATTTATGCAGGAAAAGATGCTGACTTCATTCAATACAATGTATCAATAAGTTATTTAGTTAACTAAAGCACATAACAAACCAATCTTTTCACAACCACCTCATCGGTGGTTTTTTATTTTACAGGAATAACTTATGAGCAATTTTTGTTTTAAGCGTGGTGACACATTCAACTTGAATTTGCAGCTGGTTGATATGGATGAGGCTTTGCAATATCCACCTGATGATGTTCGCCGTGCCATCGATCTAACAGGCTACACGTTTACATCGCAAGTTAAATCATTGGTGGATGGAACAGTGGTTGCAACTTTGACTTGTGCAGCTTTAAGCCAAAGCACACAGAAAGGTTGGCTTAACGTGAAGTCAGCAAGCACAGCCGCATGGCCAGTAGGCTTATGCCAAATGGACATTAAAGCAGTGGTGAGCGGCAACACTCAACATACCGAAACTTTGACTTTCCAGGTGATTGATGGGGTAACAGCATAATGGCAAATCTTGTATTTAAATTTAATTGGGACCATCGACCGTTCCAGTTGAACTCGGCCCAAGGTAAGCGGCAATTTATGCTGCCATTTGCGTCGGGTATTCCCAATTTGGCTCCTAACTTTTCTCAAGTAGTTGGTACAGCAGCTATCTCTCAAGGTGGTACCGGGGCGACAACCACAGCAGAAGCTAGATCAAATCTAGGAGCCGCTGAAAAAGGGGCGAATACTGACATTACTGAGATGAAAGGCTTAACTACACCACTTTCAGTTGCGCAAGGTGGAACGGGTGCTTCATCTACAGCAGGTGCTCGTTTAGTTCTTGGTTTAGGTGATATGGGGATTCCTGGATTTTCTGGAAGTAAAATTAACGAGTTATATGACAAGGTATCCATTACTCAATGGGCTGCCGTATTAGGTGATAATAAGTTTACATTTATATCAAATGGCGACTGGCAAGGGAGGAAATGTCAGCAACCCCCTTAATATGCCTAGCCGTTATGGTTCTTTGATGTCGTATTTGGGAACAAACTCATACGGGACTTATTCTTGGCAAATTTTTAAGTCAGTTTATGGAGGACTACTTTATTTTCGTTATGGAGCTGGGGCTGATTCATGGACTGCTTGGGGACATTTAAAGACCAGTTTTAACACTTCTGTTGATGCCAACGGATTTTTAAAATCAGCATCTCCTGTAGTTAAGTTATTTAGTGATCATATTGAACTGAATGAAGACGCAGAAAAACAACCAATTGAGTTTAAGAAAGTCGATGTGGGTGAATATCTGCTTAAGGGTTCTTTAGGTTTTGCCCAGGAAGGTTGGTATATCGAAGTTCCTAAGGATGCAAATGGCAACACAATTGTCGCTGTAGTGTATGACACTCTGGAAAACGGCGATATTTCAATTAAAACTTATAAACGTAAGTTTGATTTTTGAACTTGCTGCAGTCGTAGCTGATTTAGAAATGCCTATGGATATTCCAGAAGCACGCTGGGTTGATATTCGTTTGCATGAAGAACCCGAACCGGAGCCAAAAGAAGAACATTTATCTGAAACACCTTTTAACTTCCAACCCACTAATTTATCCGAAGCAGTTTCAGCGGCCATGGTCGGCATAGCTCCACCAGAACCTTCAGAAACCTCAGATGAAACTCAATAAGAACCCGCTAATTTAGCGGGTTTTTTACGCCCTCTATTTATACTGACCCGCTCATGAAGCGGTTTTTTTATGCCTAAATTTTGGAGAACTATAAATGAGTTCAGGCGCGAAAATTCGATTATATGCTTGTGAAGAAGCAGTATTAGGGACGACTCCAGCAAACCCAATTTGGTACACAGTTCGCCGTGTAAGTGATGGCTTATCAGAAAACGTCTCTACGGAAGAAAGCAGCGAGGTTGTAGATTCACGCTATCGTCAAGGCGGTGTAGTTACTGAAGCGGAAGTAGCTGGTCAGTTAGAGTTTGAATTATCACTAGGTACCTTTGATTTATTCTTAAGTGCCTTAGCTTTCAATAACTGGGCAACAAACAGCTTAACTATTGGCGGTACTGTACGTAAGTCATTAACACTAGTTAAAGTTTTTGAAGATGTGGGACAGGTATTTATCTACCGTGGTGTCCAGGTGAATACCGGCGAAATCACTATTCAAACTACTGGGAAAATCACTGGTAATTTTGGTTTAGTGGGGAGCTCATTTACACGACAAACTTCAAGCCCCGTTTTGAATCCAGTAGCTGCTACTACACGACCACTGGTTAGCATGCCTAATGTTGAGAACTTACTTGTGAATGGTCAGTCAATTCAAGGTAAAGCTTGTTTGCAATCACTCACGCTTTCAATCAATAACAACCTAGAAGCGATTCGTTGTATTGGATCTGGTAAATACACTCCAGAGTTTTACTTAGAGAAGATGATGGATATTGAAGCAAATGCTTCATTCATGTTCTCAGCCACAGCTGCAGGTTGGATCGATGCAATCAAAACCCGTGATGTGTTTACCTTGGCCTTTGATATTAAAAGACAGTAAAGGCAGTAAATACTCGTTCAACTTCCCACAGTTAGAAGTTATGGAAGCCAATCACCCAGACGGCGGTGGTGATGACATCATCACCTTAGATATCAACTTTGCTCAAGTGCGGACAGCTCCAACAATTGTGCGAGCTCTTGTGTAATTCACTTCAAATCAATAAAGCCTGTGGAATCCCATGGGCTTTTTTTATTTTCAAATTTTACGAGGTAGGTATGGCTTTAAAAGTTGGAATTGTACGAAGTTCAGAAGTATCTAAGTGGTGTACATTTGAAACTGCAGGTGGACAGGCAGAGTTTAAAATTCGTGGTATTGGCTATAAACCTTTTCAAGTAGCGTTAGAAAAGGCTGGGAATCAAATTTCATCAAAGGGCTATGATGTAATGGCAAAAGATGAAAACGGAAAACTTTATCATGAGCTTTTATTAGATGCAGCTGGAGCTCACTTAATTGAGGACTGGAAGGGTGTGGTTTTTGCTGAAGTAGAAGGTGACGATACAGTTGAAACTGAGCAACCTTATACCCCTGAGAATGCATCTAAGCTGCTTAACCTTGGTGATATTGGTCTTTTGATCTGGTCATTCATTAAAGAGCAAGCGCAAAAGATTCAGGAAGATGCTGATAAAGACAAGGCGATGATTTTGGGAAAGTCATCGAACTCTACAAGTACCGAAAAACCTATACGTCGAAAACGCCGCACGAAATCGAACAAATCAAGTTCTTAGGTGGACATGTTCCAGATCCACCGGAATATTCTTATGCGGCTGACTCAATTCTTGCGGCATTTAGCACAATTATTAGATCTAGACGATATGAGCAGGGTGTGCCTCTATCTTTAGACCAGCATGCAATCAGTGTCTATGCTGGGCATAATGATTTGCCTGTTGATGCTCATATCTTTAACGACTGTATCTTTGCTTTAGATAATTTATTTATTGAAGAGGTTCATAAGAAGATGTCAAACAAAAGCAAAGGTAAGTGACCAAATTGGGTATTTCATTAATTGTGAATACCAAATAGGTCAAAAATTGTCAAAGAATTATGCATCTGATCAATAAAGTGAGTCAAAATCTTGCATTTGATGTTACAAAGGAGAAGTCAAGTATTGACATTTCAGTAAAGATTTCTTATTGACAAAATTGTCAATTGTAAATAGTATGCCCGAATAACGAACGTTAATAGTCGTTCATATTTATCAACGAATTTTAACACCGTACATATTATCGCAGCCTGTATTTGGGAATCACTATGAAAGCTCCAGCAATGTTGGTTACACCAACTTTTGGTGTAACTTCAACTCAAAAAATTATTGACGAAGCGCAAAAACAAATCACTCCAGCTCGTAAAACACGTTTAGAGAAATTAGCTCAAATTGCTAAAAGCGCATACAGAAACTAAGAGGTAGCAATTTGTCCACAGAGATAGATATTTCTGAGGTCGAGTTAATACATCTAGAATCAGATCAAAAGCATCTTTATCAAGAATTTGAATGTGAGCGCGAAGAGCTTAACAATTTTTTGATAGAAGATGCTTTTGATTATCATAGTTATGGTTTAACAAAGACAACTTTAGTTGTACATAACGGTGAACTGGTAGGTTACTTTAGTCTATCGGCTGATAAAATTGTACTCACCAATAGTGAAAAAGCAGAATTAGCATTAAACGGCGAATTTCCAATTACTTACTTCCCAGCAGTAAAAATCACCAAACTTGCGGTAGACAAAAAATTTGCTAGGAAAGGTTATGGAAGTGTAATTTTAGATTTAATTCAAGGGGTTGTTTATAGTCATCTTTTCGCAGTAAGGTTTTTAACTCTAGACGCGATTAATGAACCTAAAGTAATAAGATTTTATGAAAAAAATGGGTTTATTGAAAGTCTTCATGAAGCTAGCGAAAGAAGGCAAAAAAGAAATCGAGAAACTATATTGATGCATAAAGATATATTTGCAGACTAAACCACCCCTGGGTGGTTTTTTAATATATATCATCTAGTAATAATGAATTTAAATAATTATAAATATATAATTTTTTAAAATAATTTGTATTGAATATTAATATGTTAGTAAAACTTTTTTTATACATTGGGGTTATCAGTTTTTCTAGTAGCTTTGGTTAGCTGTACTAAACAAGTGGAAAATAAAACACTTCCTCCTTCAATTGAAGCGCAATTCATGAGTGCGGATCAACAAATAGGGAAGATGCTCGATGACCTAGAAAATCGTGATATTCAACTTCAACGGAAGCGGGAGATATTGTGCAACACCTATCCTGAAGTCTACAAAAAACAATATATGCCAGCTCTACTCAAGCTCTCTCCTAATGTATATAAAGAGGAAACTCTATTAAGAGATTTTGAGGCTGTGATGAGCTTCTATAAAAAAAGCTTTTGTAGTTAGTTGTGGTTGAAATCATTTATAATTTAATCACTTTTTATACTTTCAAATAAATATTTTAATTTCTGGATCAATATGAAAATTCTCTTAAAAGTTTTATTAAGTTTATTGTTCTGTTTTGCGCTTAATGTTTATGCCAGTGATGCTAATAATTTAGTCGAAGTAATGCCACCAAATTTACACTGGAAGCAAATCCCTAAAATTAATATTAGCGATCAGGAACTTCAAGGATATGACAGAGAGGTTATTGTAGGTTTTTTAGCGAATGAAAAGGGTAAAGTAGTAGATACGACAATCGTTAAAAGTAGTGGTATTGAATCTCTAGATAAAAAAAAGCTTAAAAGCCATGAAGAATGCTAGCTTTTACCCTTATCAAGAGAATGGTATTTATGTTGGTTTTTATGGTAAGCAGCCATTCAGTTTTGATGTTTCTAGAAAGCCGATTTTTGAATTTTTTCCTGAAATTAAGGTTAATAAAGATGATCTTAAAGGGCAAATCAGATACATGAGTATTTATTCAGAAGCAGATGATAATGGTAATATCACACTTGCAAAGATTCAAAAAAGTACCGGCTTACAAGAATTGGATAATTTTGTTTTAGATGAGTTCCGTAAAAAAAGCAAAATTTTTCCCTCTGATAATTAACGGAAAACCTTATCCGATTAGTGATACCACAAATTTGACATTAACTAAATTTTTTACCCATCATTATTGAACTACTATTAATTTAAAAACCACCTTTGGGTGGTTTTTCTTTATGTGACATTTATTAACCAGTTTGTTAAAGTTGGTACACTTTATAACAAATGGTGAAATTCATGAAGAAAATATTGGCTGCATGTTTATTAAGTCTTGGATTGGTTGGGTGTGCTACTACGACAGGATCTGCTCCAAAAGTTTCTTCAAGTGGATTTGATGGATCAAAAAGAGTTTTTATTGATGGGCATAGTGTTGCATGTGATCGAATGGCCTGCCCATTGATTGGTGCAATTTGGTCAAGTAACAACTCTAATCTTGTTGGCTTAAAGGTTTCAGTTATAAATACAATTGTTTCTATAAATTCAGTCGACCTAAATATTGATGGTGAAATAATTAAATTAAGAGAAAATACTTTAACTGATTTTTCAACTGGCACTTTATTAGAGTCGAGCAAAGTGTTCGTTACTGATTTATCTGTAGTTGATAAAATTATTAATTCAAAAAGAGCTTGGATCCGAGTGACCACAAGCAAAGGCTTAATTGAAAACCCAATTATTGATGGTACAAAAGATAGTAAGGCTTATCACGCTTTAAAACGTTTTAAAGATCAAGTGAATGCTGCTAAGTAACATCTAACTCAACCCCACTTTTTAAATATAACCCGCGAAAGCGGGTTTTTTATTACCTGGAGAAAAGTGAAATGGCACAAGAATCCCGTTTAGTCATTGTAATTGATTCGCAAAATGCTGAACGCAATGCACGTAATCTAGGCAATGAGCTTGATAGCATTGAACGTAAAGGAGATTATGCTTCTAAGTCAATGGATGGCTTATCTGTAGCTACCCGTCAGCTTGCAGGATATATGGCTGGATTGGTTACTGTTAGTGCTGCAATCTCTAAGATGGATACATACACAGGACTTCAGAACCGTCTTAAATTAGTGACTAATAACCAAGTTGAGCTAAATAAAGCAACTGAAGATACGTTCCGAATTGCTCAAAAGACATATTCTGCTTGGGATTCAGTTTTACAGGTGTACCAGCGCTTTAGTGATAATGCCAAGACATTAAATCTTACGATGGAAGATACTGCCCGATTAACTGAAACCGTATCAAAAGCAGTGGCTATTAGTGGAGCAAGTGCGGAGGCCGCTGATGCAGCATTAGTACAGTTCGGACAAGCTCTTGCCAGTGGCACATTACGTGGTGAAGAACTGAATTCTGTAATGGAGCAAACCCCTGCTTTAGCAAAAGCTATTGCACAAGGCATGGGTATTACAGTGGGGCAATTACGTTCAGTAGCCGCAGAAGGAAAGATTACTTCAAAAAGAAATCGTTAAGGCCCTTAATAATGTCCAAGACGATGTTGATGCGCTGTTTGCTAAAACTGATATCACAATTGGTCAATCACTCACACTTTTAAATAACGAAATTACTAAGTTTGTGGGTGAGGCTGGTAAAGGTAGTGGGGCCGCACAGGTATTAGCTGGATCCGTTCAAACTCTTGCAAGTAATTTAGATTTAATTGCAGATGGGGCATTGGTAGTTGGTATTGGGTTTATCACTCATGCAATTTTAATGAAGAGCGCAGCAGTTAAGGATGGAATAACATCAACTTTAGCTAGCCGCCAAGCATCAGTATTAAACGCTCAAGCTGAATATGCAGAAGCTACAGCTACCTTTAATGCGGCTAAAGCGCATCTCGCGAATGTCCGAGCCACAAACGCAGAAACCCAAGCTAAATTTGGCGCAACCGCGGCAGCTACACGTTATGCACAGGCACAAGCAGCAGTAACTGCTGCTACAAATGCACAAACCGCTGCTCAATCAAGACTCTCAGCAGCTTCTTCTTTGGTTGGTAGTATTGGTAGTCGAGCATTAGGACTTATCGGCGGTCCAATTGGAGCAATTACCCTGGGTGTATCCGCTCTGGCTGCAACATATACTTATTTTAAAGGTAAGGCAGAAGAAGCGAATAGAACTCTCGCTGAACAAGCCGAAGTGGCTAACCGTACTGCTGAAGAGTTAAAAGGCTTAAAAGGTGAGGCAAAAACCAAAGCTATTAATGACTTAACAACGGCTTTTAAAGCTCAAAATGAGGAGTTGAAAAAAACAGAAATGGCCGTTGGTTCAGCCTTAATTGATATTCAAAACTTCGGTAAAGGCAATGTTGAACTTACAAGGATTTCTAATGAAGCTCGATTGGGAACAATTAGCTACAAGGAGGCTATGGAGCAACTTGCTAAACAGAAGTTACCCCCAAGCTTAAGAGATTCATTAAAGGAGCAAATCGACAAATATAATGAAGCTTATGAAAAGGCTGATAAGACCAAAACAGCCATTAAATTGTTTGGTATTGAAGTTACCTTAACGGGTAATAAAGCCCAAAATGCAGCAATTGAGCAACAGAAGCATGCTGATGCTATCAAGAATACAAAACAGGCTGCAGATGAGGCTCAAAAGTCCTTACAGAAATTGTATGCAGATAAATTGTGGGATACGCAATTTGTCGAGATAGTAATGAAAAAAGGTTTTTCTGAGTCTCAGGCTAATGATTTACTGAAGCTTTATAAAGATTCATTAGCTAAGGGTCTTAAGGCAGCAGACCGAGAGGCTATGAAAGCATTAACGGATACTTGGAAAGCAGAAGAATCAATCAAAGCCATCACGGATGCTAGAACTGATTCTATACGTGAGCAAAACAAGGAGCTTAAAAATCAGCAAAAAGTACTAAGTGTAAATGCGAAAGTCCTAGCGAATGCTTCAAAATTCGGCTTTGCAGATCTAGAGTCTAAATACAAACTTCCATCAGGAACATTATCCGCGATTCATATGATCGAATCTCGAGGTAATGCAAAAGCCTATAACAAGGAAACCGGGGCCACTGGTGGATTTCAGTTTCTCGAAGGTACTGCCAAGCAATATGGCGTAAAAGACCGCACTGATTTAGCACAGTCTGCTGAAGGTGCCGCTAAGTATATGTCTTATCTTTTGAAGCTTTTTAAAGGTGATTTAGAAAAGGCTGTACGTGCATACCATGCAGGTGAAGGCAATGTAATGAAGGGTAAAGGTATTGGTAAAAATAATAATCAATACTGGAAAGACTATCAAAGTTACATGGCTGGTATTAATGGCTATTCTGCTGGTGATATCTCATCAAAAGACTTTGATAAGCTTATTCAAGATACCACTAAAATGGCCGAGGAGCAGGCAAAACTTCGTCTTCAATTAGAGAATGAGGTTGCAAATCAAGTAACAAAGATTAGGAATGATCTGGCCAAAAACTTGAGGATGTTGATAAAGCTAACTTTAGCCCAGAACGTAAGGCCGAAATTAAAGCAGAACTTCAAGCACTTGCAGATAATGATATTGCTATTGCTGAGCAAGCTACAAAGACTAAACTTGATTCATTCCGTGATTTCACCAAGTCGGAAGAGCAGCTTTTAAAGGACAGTTTTGCAAAACGTCAATTTGAAGCCGAACACGACTTAGAGATGACGAAAGAACAGCGTAAAGAAGCTGTTAATTTGTTAGCTCAACAGTTGCAACAAGAATTAGGTTTACTAAAACTTGCTCAAGAGCAACGTTTTTTCAAGCTAAATTATTCTTACTTTCAGAAACTGAGGCAATGCAAGAACGCTACCGATTGGAGCGAGCAGAAATTGCCAAAACGGTAAAAGATGAGGAGGAAAAACGTAAGCGACTGGTATTATCACGTGATCAAGAACGATTAGAAACACTTGATCGTGCAGCTAAAGCTGGTCAAGCATGGGGTGGTGTTCATGCTGATATAAATGGGACAAGTGAGTTCTTTAGGCAAGATCAGGAACGAACAAGTAGTTTAAGTTCCGCATCGAATCTAGTTGATAGTCAAGTAGGGGTAGTTAACTTAAATGAACAAAATTCACTTGAGACTTTAAATGCTCAATTTGAGCAACAGCTTATTAGTCAGCAGGATTTCGAAAACCAGAAAACTGCAATCATTCAAGCTGCTCAAGAGCAACGAAATCAAATTTACAGTGATTATGCTCAGAACATTAAAGATGTTGAAGACAAGTATCAACAAGATAGATTAAACGCTCAGATTGCTCTTGGTGGGCAAATGATGGGTTCAGTCACCTCGGTGTTTAGTTCAATGTTTGGTGAACAGTCCAAAGCCTATAAGCTGATGTTTGCTGCAGATAAAGCTTATGCAATTGCAGCTGCAGGTATTGCAATTCAGCAAAATATCGCAGCAGCTTCTAAAGTTGGTTTCCCCTATAACTTGCCTTTAATTGCTGGAGCAGTTGCACAAGGTGCCAGCATTATCGCAAACATCCGGGCAATCAAAGATCAAGGTTTTGCGGACGGTGGTTATACGGGATCTGGTGGTAAGTATGAAGCTGCGGGTATTGTTCATAAAGGCGAGGTGGTGTGGTCACAAGAGGATATTAAACGCTGGGGTGGAGTTGGTTTAGTTGAAAATATGCGTAAGAGCTCAGGCCCTGAAGCATTTATCAATAACCATGCTACTAACAATACTTCAGTTGAAAATGTCTTTAATCGTTCTTTTCCTCAATTCAAAAGCATTTAATGATAATCAAGCGATTTCGAATATTTTTAATCAACCTATTCGAGAAAATCAGATTATTACTAAAGGCTTTGCGAACGGAGGGTTTACTGGAGGTACTGTTTCAAATCCGACTACTTCCAGTCGTTCTGATCTATTCCACGACGGAAAAGTTTACTTCTCTTCAAATGGTTTAGTTCAGGATAGATCAAATCTTGATGACGTTCAGGATTTCACCTTAGGGCAATCCCTCACGTCCCCAAGCTGAGATTATTCCTTCTTTTGAGCAATCTTCTCCGACAATCAATTTCAAGATTGAAGTCGTGAATCAAGTCAGTGGTGCAACAGTTGAAGCAGAACAACTGGATGAAAAAACTGTCCGGATCATCGTAAAGGAAGAACTGGATACGCAACTTCCAAAAGCGGTACCAAGATTAGTAAGCGAGGATATTAAAAATCCAAACTCTCTAATCAGCCGCTCATTGACTGCGAATACAACTGCAAGAAGAAATCGTACTTAATGATTTGAACCCTTTTCGGAGGGTTCATTTTCATAATATTTAAATTTCAAAGTGATAGAGTCAGTTGATATTTAAATAGATGGTCATGAAATGAAAAAAATAATTGTAATTTCTGCAGCAGTTTTAGGTCTTACAGGCTGTGCCATACCTGCTGTAAATAATCTCGTAAGATCTACGAATATGTATCAAGATGAAATAGCAGGTGATACAGCGAATTTAAGGGTATATAGAAGTAATATACCTATGGTGCAGTTTTATATTAGTTATCAAAATAATAAGGGCGAAAAAATTTCTAAAAACCTAATAACAAAGCAGATTTCAAATAATTTAACAAAGTATGGCTCTATGCATGAACCCAAAAAATTAAATATGCCTAAGCCCACAATCAGTTTAAATAATGGAGAAGAGTTTTTGAGTTTAAAGTACCCGCAAATAAGAAGTTAACTTTCAGGCTTACTTCTGTTATTGGGTCAACTACTATGTATAGTTGTGATGTAAAAATGGACTATCAGTTGGAAAGAAATGGAAATTATGAATTGATCCGTTTTAAACAGATCAAAGATTTTGTGAATCCAGCTTTACTGACTGAACCATCTCAAGATGGAGCCTACTGCAAATTTGTAGTGAAAGAGCTTTTTGAAGATGGTAAAGAAACTATTATTAAATCGATTTCTTAATATTAAATAGTTTTTGTATTTAATTTAAATATCTAAACCTTGTTTCATTAAACCACCCTTCGAGGTGGTTTTTTATTGCCTGAAGGAAAGTTATGTACAAGTTAAAGCTAAATCCTCAAACAAATGGCTATGGCGTAACACCAGGTGATGATGTGAAACGCCAGCAACTGGATGGCGGGCGTGGACGTTATTACATTGATGTAAAACGTAATAGCCATATTGTCGAAGTGAACTGGAATTTAAGTAAAACCGATTTCAATAAAATGATGGCTTTCTGGCGTGTATACCAAAGCAAACCAGCTTCGTTTTTTGCGGATCTGATCATTGACCAGGGTACGCGTCAGCAATACCAATGCAACTTCATTCCCAACTCATTCAAGTCTAGTGAAGTGAACGGCAACTTATATCGTGTAAACGCACAACTAGAGGTTGTTCAAAACCAGCCGAACCTTACAGCTGATGCAGCATTGATTAAAGATTGGGAGGTCTAATGGATAACGAATACGCTAAGTTCTTTCTTAATCGTAAAGTCGATATCTATCAACTGGAGTGTATTGAGCTCTCACATCCATCTTTTCTAAACACTTATCGCGTTGTTCGTAATGATGACCGAGGTGTCTATGTAAAGCATAACGAAGGAGGGGGCCAGGTCTTTTTACGAATATCTGCCTATGTCAATTCAAAGATCTGGAATGTTGGGTGATTTAGACCAGACTTTAACTGTCTCAGTTTCAGGGCTTGGCGATATATTGCCGGATGAGTTAGAGCGAGTACTGGAAGGCCAATATGCAGATGTTAAACCTACTGTGAATTATAGGCTCTATAGTTCAGACAACTTGAATACACCAATCCATTATTTGCTAGGCCTTCAACTTGCAGGTGTTTCAATGAACAATAAAGCTGTGACATTTAAAGCTGAGTCCCCTCGTTTAAATACCTCCAAAACTGGTGATATTTTCTCGCTAGATAGATTTAGTGGGCTGAAGGGGGCTGTATGAAAAGTCATGATCATTTACTTGATAAGCAATATGACGAAGAGAAATACAACTGTGTTCACTTTGCACATGAAGCCGCTTTGGATCTATACGGAGTAGACCGGAGCGAAGCTTTAGATTTGTTCATGCAACCTAAAGGCCATATCGAATTTAAAGTCTCACGATTAAAACTCTTAAATCCGCTGCCCATGCCCAAGGAAGGCTGCATAGTCGCCTTCCATCCAAGACAAAGAAATAAGCCCCCGCATGTGGGGCTTTTTCGTGGGCAGAAGGTTTTACACCTCATGGAGAGTGGAGTCACTTATTTAGCTGAAGACGTCATTAAAGCAATGGGGTTTAGTCGGGTTAGTTACTATGATTAAGATTATTTATAAACAGGATCCTTTGTCTGAAGAGAAGACAATTGAACATGCCGAAACTATCGGGCAATGGCTTACTTCAAAATATGAATATCTGCCTGAACATGTCCGTATTTTTCATACATCAAGCAATATGGATCATGCGGAGATCTCTTTTGCCAATGAAGTAACGCCTAAAAATGCATTTGACTTAAAGCAGCTTGATTTCTTGCCGGGTACTTTCATTGTGATTGAAAACCCGAAAGGGATGCCTGCGCTTATTGCCGCTATCGTTTCTATTGTTTTAAGTGTGGCGATTGCATTTTTAATGCCCGCGCCGTCAATTGCCCAAACCACTCAGAATAACAACCAATCATCATCTGCAAATAACGAGCTTTCAAATCGCGAAAACAAAATGCGAGTGAATGGCCGTATTGCTGATATTTATGGGGCTGCTTGGGATACGCCTGATTTAATTGCAGTTCCTTACAAAGTCTATGAAAACAACGTTGAAGTCGAACATCTTGTTGGTTGTATTGGGCGTGGCCATTACCACATCAAAGGTGCTTACGATGGTGAAACCAACATTGTTGATATTGCAGGCGCGTCGGTAGAGGTCTTTCGACCAGGTGTCGATATTGTTTCTGGACAGCCTTATTTTTCGCTTGGTAGCGAAATTACTACGCCGCCTTTAACTGTCCAACACCAAAACTCGGTTAATGGTCAGATCTTGCGACCTGCGGACACACAAAGTCTGGAAGGCACCAATTATCTTCATTTTGCTTACCCCAATGAGATCCTGCGAGCAGCTGCTAACAATACCGATTTAACGACTAAATTTGTCAGTAATGACCGTGTAGAAATTACTAATGCTTCTTTTACTTATAACGGGCAAACATACGATTTAAACGGCACTTACAGCGTCTTATCCGTTGCTGATGATCGGATGGCTTTGTCTAACCCGGCAGCAGTTAATCCGAACTGGCTAAAGGTAAAAGAACTCACTAACCAGCAAACAGCTGCTGCGTCTCCAAAGCTTTCATCTATTGGCGAGAAGTGGATTGGTCCATTTATCCTGGACAATATTGAACGTAATCGTGTCATCTTTAACTTTGTCGCGAATAATGGACTTTTATACAGTCTCTTCAGGAGGTAATCAGGCGGCCGTAAATGTCACAATAGAAGTTGAAGTAACTCCAGTTAATGAGTCTGGCACAGCCATTGGTAATCCAATGCTAAAGCAGATCATTCTTAAGGGCTCCGCGAAATCACGCCAGACGGTTGGCGCAACTCTGGATATGGTCACATTTCAAGGGCGCTGTAGCGTACGTGCTCGACGTTTAACTCCAACTCCAGCAGTGACGACTGTAGTAGATGAAGTGAAGTGGCAAGCGCTATACGGTGCATTTCCATTGCAAAAGCACAATGTATGAATATGAAACGGTTTTTCGTGCACGTACATATGCAACGACTGGTGCTTTATCTGTTAAGTCGCGCAAGATCAATTTCGATCTTCAGCGGATGTTGCCCACCTATAAAAAATGGGGCAATGACGACAGAGTTGTTTCCAACTTCGAGCTTTGCAGATGCACTGGTTTCGATGGCGCTCGATAACAAGATTGGCCGCCGTACGGTCGATGAGATTGATATTGAAAACATCTATCGTACTTATAACGATATTGTCGATTACTTCGGTACACCTTTAGCGGCCGAGTTCTGTACCACCATTGATGACACCAATCTTTCATTTGAAGAACTGGTCACCAATCTTTGTGATGCAGTGTTTTGTACCGCTTATCGTCAGAACAACAAGCTCAAGATTTACTTTGAACGACCGACTGATAATTCGGTATTACTGTTTAACTTCAGGAATATTATCCCAGATAGTTATAAGCATGATCTAACGCTAGGCATGATGGATGACTATGATGGACTAGTCTATGAATATACGGATCCGGCTGATGATAGCCGTATCAATATTTATTTGCCTGATAAGGGAGCAAAGAACCCAAAAGAAGTGAAATCTGTAGGTGTGCGTAACAAGTGGCAAGCTCGTTTTAATGCATATCGGCTTTGGAACAAGCTCCGCTTTCAGCGCAAATCCATTACCTTTGATGCAGCACCTGAGTCTGAATTATTGGTATTACGGGACCGTATTGCAGTTGCAGATTATCGAAATGGTATTCATCAAAGTGGTGATGTGGTGAAACAAGAGGGCTTAATTCTCACTCTAAGCCATGATGTTGATTTCATAGCAGGCAAGAGTTACGTGATTTATTTGCAAATGGGTGATGGTACTGTTGATCTACTTCCTATTACTGCTGGATCTGCTAAGAACAAAGTAGTTTTAGGACGCTTGCCAAATGGCGCTTTAAAGCTGAGTTCCGATGATTTTGTGAATACGATCTATACAGTTGTTAATGACGATACAAAAGACTCGTTACCTTACTTGGTCGCTAAAAAAGATCCAGTTGATAAGTTTTCAAATACCGTTACAGCAGTAAATTACGATGTTCGGTATTACCTCAATGATAAAGACTTCATTGATGTACCAATTGATAATTCTCCGATTTACATCCGTTATGACCAGCTAGATATTAATCTTGCACGGCTTTATCAGATGCAACGAGGTGACTTGCCAACGACTGGAGAAATTAGCTTTATTGTTGAAGCTGGTGCTTTGGTTTCGAGTTCCAGTTCACTTCGACCGGAAACAAGAATGGTTTATAAGTTCGACCATAACTCTAGTCCAGCAAAGCAGGAGTTTATTGTCCCAGCTGCTCCTGAATTTCCAGCGATTGATACAGGAGAATTTCCTGCTGGTCTTACTGTAAATCTAACGATTAAAGGTTCAGTGGTTGGGCGTGGTGGCGATGGTGGTTTACCACATTTGGCCTTTGGTGCATGGTCTAGTGATCCCGATTATAACTTTGCAAAAACACGCCGTGATGGTTTTCAGGGCGCGCCTGGTTTAATGAATCGACACAGCAAATTGAATCTAATTGTTGATGGGGGGAACTTTAGCCCGAGGAGGCTCTGGTGGTGGGGCTACACCAAGTGGTATCTACACAGAACTTGGCTATGGAGTGCAGGGTGTTCCTGGAGGAGCTGGTGCACCGTTTGGTCGAGTTATGTCTGGTCAGCCAATTTACAATGATACTCAGGACTGGCGTTGGTACTTCACTGGGGGTTACCTAATGGTTGTAAAGGTCACGGATGCTGATGCGGTGACACCAGGGAAAGGTTATCGAACTCCAAATAGTGACCGCTATGTATCGCCTTTGTCTGGTGATGGCGGCGGCTGGGGGCAACGTGGTACCAAGTCGACAAATAGTGGAACTTCGAACTGGAATTACCATGGAACCACTGAAGGGCAACCCGGTGTGGGGGGAGCTGCAATCGTCGGAATCTCACCACTGACTACACAATTAATAAACGGAGGGAAAATTTTACAAACCCTTTAATATTTTGAATGAACTTATAGCACCCAAACGGGTGCTTTTTATTACCTATGATCTGGAGGAAGGCATGCATGAACGGTCACACAAATAATGTGTTAGAGGCAGCAGCAAGTACTGCTGCAGCTACAACAACGAAATTCACTTACGGTTATGCATTAGGGGGTAGCTTGGTTGGATTTGTCGGAAAAATTGACTGGGCCGTAGCCTTTTCAATTCTGCTTGGGGTAGCAACCTTTCTAACGAATTTTTATTTTTAAACGGCGTGATGAAAAGCGTAAGAACGAGATTCATGAGCTTCAAAAAAAGCAATATGAATTAACAAAGAAACGGATCCAAGGGGATGATGATGAACAGTGAAAATACTCGGACATATCTAGCCTATATGGTTATAGCTATGTCATTTCTATGTGTACTTGGCTTATTTTTTATTGAATATCCAGACAAAAATCGAGACTTATTAAACGTTTCTCTAGGTACTTTACTGGGTTTATCTAGCGCCGTGATTGCTTTTTATTTTGGATCTACAAATAAACAAAAGAAAGAAGCTGAAGATTCAAATCAATAGTAACTATTCAACTTTTAATGCCGCCTTCGGGCGGTTTTTTATTATCTGAGGAAAAATCAAATGAACATCGAACAATATCTTGAAGAACTAATTAAGCGCGAAGGTGGTTATGTAAATAATCCTGCCGATCGAGGAGGAGCAACCAAATACGGTATTACGGTAGCAGTTGCCCGAGCAAACGGTTTTAAAGGAAATATGAAGGACTTGCCGCTTGATGTTGCTAAGTCTATTTATCGAAAACAATACTGGATCTCTCCGAGATTTGACCAGGTGAATGCCATTTCTTCCGCAGTAGCTGAAGAACTTCTAGATACTGGAGTGAACTGTGGTACTGGCTTTGCAAAACCACTTTTACAGCGCGCTTTAAATTTACTGAATAACCAAGGCAAAGCTGGTTGGCCAGATTTATCAGTGGACGGGATTTATGGTCCAGCTACACTTAATGCACTCAAAACTTATCTGGACAAACGAGGAAAGGAGGGAGAAAAAAGTCCTGGTACGTGTTCTTAATATCATGCAAGGCCAACGCTATATTGAAATCTGTGAACGAAATCCAAGCCAGGAACAATTTTTCTATGGCTGGATTTCTAATAGAGTGGTGATCTAAATGACTCAAGCAGAAACAGTAACTGAGCTTACTCCTTATCTTGAGTACTGGAGCAGCGGCATCTATATGTTTAAGTGCCCTGGTTGTAATTATTTACATCCTTTCCATGTAAAAGAGGGGCACATCATAATGGTAGTATCTGGAATTTTAATGGTGATATCGAAAAGCCCACATTTACACCTTCATTACTTGTTAATGACCATTATCCAGCAAGCCGATGCCATCTATTTTTGACTGAAGGGAAGATTCAATTTTTATCTGATTGTCATCATGAGCTCGCTGGCCAAACTGTCGATATGGTGCCAATCGATGTTTAAGGTTTTAATGTTATGTATCCTATTATCAGGATGTTCAGCTCATACAATCAATAGTAATGTGAATATAGGCATTTGTGTAAAAGCCCTCTAAGGAGGGTTTTATCTTGTTTCATCTTTGAGTTGAGACAATATTTGAATCAAAAACTGTTCAGTATAAAATTTTTGGCAATTTTCTAACGAATTCATTAGTCTGTCATACTGCTGCATGTATATGGAGTTTATAGAATTATCATCTTTTTCTTTAATCTCTAAAGGTAAAATTTTCTTCATCTCTAAAAAGAAAGAATCTAAAATTTCATTCATTTGCTTAAGAGGAATTGCTTCATTTCTATTGAAATAAAGATCAAATTCATTAAGGTTAGATTTTAGGCAATAAAAACATCTATTAAATTCAATTGCTGCTCTTTGATTTTTTTCAAGATTTATACTAGTTATTTTTACTCTAGTATCTAGATCAGAATTAATATATTCACTCGCTTTTACCCAAAAATCACTAAATAATTCTTTCGAAAACTTATAAAATTCAAACTTATTTTGAAGCTTAATTGGGTCACGCCAATCTGTATATAATTTGAGTGCGATTATTGCAGCACCAATTGTTGCTAATGCAGAAAAAAAACTTATTGTGATTGTAAAGGATTCTTTAAGTGTTTCGTTTGCATTATTGTGTGAATACAACAATAGGAAAAAAAAGAATACGATAGTACAAATTGCTACTATCGAACCAATAAAATTTATTATGAATGCTTTGTATTCTGATTTCATAAACTAATATTAAAAGATGTTAATTATTTATGATAACTAATTAAATGTTTAAAGGTTATCCCCATAAATAATATTTTCTCATTTTGTAATCAAAGGCAGTTCATCCCACTTAAATGGATTTCTGCTCAATTTATCTCTGCTCATCGACCAGTTGCGGTCTGGTACATAACAAGGACCAACACCGAGCTTTTTCTTTCCGAATTTTGTGTGAACGTTATCTAGTGTTTTCATCAATTGTTCTTTCTTTTGTATTACTTCAAAATCTGTGAGTAGGTCATAGGTATGGCCAGATTTGGGTTCAAGTCCTGTCAGCACTACGCCGCATTTCTTGTATTTAATTCCTTCTTTATAGATATCGTTTAACATTCTTGTTGCTGCTTTGACGAGATCAATAGCGCAATCTGTGGGCTCAGAAAACGAACCCGTGATTGACTTGTTATAAAACGGCACATTTGGATCGAAAGGATTTGACTGTACAAAAGCAATCATGCATCCGCATAGTAGACCTTCATCACGTAATCTCTTACAAGCATCTTGAGCATACATCGAGATAGCTTCTTTTAGATCCGTTAATTCAGTAACGCGACCACCGAAAGATCTAGAGGCGACAATTTGTTTTTTTTGGTGGAGTGTGTTCGATCTCAATGCATGAGATGCCTTGTAATTCATAAATGGTTCTTGCCATCACAATTGAAAACTTCTTTTGCATCTCGCGCGGCTCAGCACAAGCTAGGTCAAGCACCGTATTAATCCCCATCCCTTGCAGCTTTTTAGTATGTTTACGGCCAACACCCCAAACTTCAGATACTTCAATTAAAGAGAAATAATATTCTTTATTGCACGGATCCATTGTTACCAGATCGCAAACACCATTAAACCCTTGATTTTTCTTAGCAATATGGTTGGATATCTTTGCTTCCGTCTTGCTGCGACCAATTCCTACACACACAGGCAAACCAATCCATTTCCATATCTTCGCTCGCATATCGTGACCAACTTTTTCTAAATCAAAGTTCTTCTCATAAGCTGTGAAATCAACAAAGCACTCATCTATTGAGTAAGGCTCAACTTCCTCAGGAGTTACGTACGAGCTCAGAATCTTGTGAAAACGTCTCGACATTTCTGCGTACATTGCATAATTGCTTGAAAGTACGATTACATTATGCTGCTGAACAATGTCTTTAATTTGAAAAAGTGGCACGCCCATTTTTATATTTAAGGATTTCGACTCATTGCTACGCGCCACGGCGCACCCATCGTTATTGCTGAGAACAATCACTGGTTTATTGTTCAAAATTGGGTCAAAGACTCTCTCACATGAGACATACATATTATTTACGTCTATGAGAAAAAAAGACTTTATTCTCATGTTTCATGATCTTTTTCTTGTCATTTTAATGATATGAGTGACAACACCCCAGATAAGCAACTCTTGGCCATCTAATAAGTAAATATTTTTATAATCTGGATTTTCTGCTTTTAGCCATTGGCCAGACTCATCAATCATTAACCGCTTAACTGTAAAATCATTATCGATTAGCGCAACAACAATATCTCCGTGTTTCGCATCTAAGCTGCGATCGACAATCAGCTCGTCATCGATATCAATGCCTGCATTTAACATTGATAATGAGGCAACTTTGACAATAAAAGTTGCAGTTTCATTTTTATTAAGTGCTCGTTCATATCGAGCGCTTTATCTACATAATCTTGTGCTGGACTTGGGAAACCTGCTGAAATCTTCTCAAGTGCATAAGGGATAAGCATATGAGAGGAGGGTACAATTAGTTTGATAGACATAACATCAGACAAAGCAAAACTTTGAGTTAGATAAGGCTTTATCTGGATAATGGATGGTGCAATTTCGCTCATAGAATATCCCCTAACTTGAATTTGTAACATATTCAAGATGATATGCTAGAGCTTAGTTAAATTTCAAATTTAAAAAGTTGTGGATAAATAATGACTAGTCGTAACTTGTCGCACGTCATTGTGCATTTGGTCGGAATTTCTTCAATTCTGATCTAGGTTGTGCTACGAACTCATCAGCAGGCATATCTAAGAAAAATTCCTTAGCTTCTTCATGTTTACAGTGCAGCCAGTCATTTCTTAGTTCTGGTGGAATAACAATAATAGAGCGTTTTTCATCAGTAGGAGCATGGAATTGCTTCATGAAAGGGTGGTGGTCAGAATTAATTGTGAGCATGCTCATTGATCTGATTTCTTCGCCGTTCACTACCGCATATTCATAAATGCCAGCAATTGTAAAAGGCATATCATCTTTCCTATAAATCCCCCACCATTCTGGCTTATTGTTAATGTACTTCGGTTCAAAAAATCACATCAGCAGGTATTAAACAGAATTGGTTCTTCTTCCATGCATTTTTGAAGCTCGGTTTTTCATGAACTGTCTCAGTTCTTGCGTTGTAAGTGTTATGTACCTTTTTAAGTTCTTTGACCCAAGGGGCTACTAATCCAAATCTGGCTAAACGCCATTCCATTTGTTCTTTTTTTAGAATAAAAAAGGGGAGCTTCATAGTTAGGGTATATGTGAGATTTATATTCAAATGTTGGCTCAAACAGATCCAGCAAGTGAATTCTATCTTTTGCGATTGGTTCGTAGTTTGAGCACATTTTTTATAGATCCTTTATTTATTAAGTAAATTATCCTTATGATAGTAACAAAAATAAAAATCTAATTGATTAAGTAGCGTTCTTCTGTGACGAGTCAGTTCATCAATGAAATCCGTATTTCTCTCTTTGGATCGCTCAATTAAAAATAAAAAATGAAAAATATTAATGAAGTAAGTATTCAGCATACCATTAAAACTAGTGATTTCTTGGATAGTTTCTGGATTTGAAATCTCATTTTTAAATTCAGAGAATTTTTCATTAATATTTTTAACTAGTATATCTAGTTCAGGGTTGTTTGCTTTATCAACTGTATAGGAAGGAATAGAACTCAAAAAAGTTACGAGAAACAAGAGGCGCGTGTAGCGATTGATAGTCTAGAGAAGACACACTAATTTTATAAATATCTCTATTATTTAAAAATAATTTTTTGCTTATCCTTAAATGTTATTTCTTTGAATTTAGTGAGGTAGCGTTTATGTTTGTTAAGTTGTGTTTGTGATTTAACAAGTGATTCAACTAAATCGTTAAGAATGTAATAACCATTACCGCCTTTTGAGTTTTTAATAAGAACACGATTTTTTATTTCAAATAATGCAATACTATTTTCATTTTGAATTAATAAGTCTACTTCCAATGTGTCAGATTTAATGTTTAATTCAGTTTTTTGTGGCTTATAAACTTTATATTCATTGTTAGAGATAAAATTTTGTTTAGAAGAATTTAAAGAGTGTTCTGCAAATTCCTCTAAGAGTAAACCTTGTTTTTTACTATCGATATTTATTTGGTAGAGAATCTCTAGAAATGCATAATAAAAACCAATATAAAAAAAAGAATGATTAAAGAAAAAATATCTTGAATTAACTTTAATAAATGGCTTTCTATTGAAGTCGGTCTTACCAAGATCGTATATAGACTTAAATTCACAATTTACTTTTTTGTGTATCAATAGTGAAGAAACTAATTTTTTTACTTTATTGGGATATTTTGTAAAGATTTGATTAATACTTTCAGTAACATCTATATGTTTATTATGTTCAAGGCTGTATATATAGATAGCTAACTCTAATATTAAATCCAACTCAGATATTTTGTGTTTAGTATTGATGAAAGAAAGATATTCCAATATTGACTTAGGATCATACTGCTCAATTTTAAGAAGTTGATCTCCAATAACATGTTTATCAATTAGTTTTAAAATTGATTGATGATTTCCATGTGTATATTGTGAAAAAGAAAAATCATAATTTTGAAATTGGTATAAGGCTATATAATGCTTTGAATAATTTACAGCAACATTCATTCTGCTTAGAATAATATCCATACTATCTTTTAGTGGATAAGTATGCCTAATAGCTTTATTTAATATATAACCCCATGGAATAACCGATGAGTTACTTTCCTCAATAAAAGAATAAAATTTTGTCTCCAAATAATTTAGGAATAACATTAAAAAGAATGGGAAGCGCATTTATACCTATATATTTAAATTGATTGTCAATAATATCTTCAATTTTCTTAGCTATAGTAAAATTGATTTTACCATTATGTAAAAGATTTTTAATTCCATTTGACTCAAAAAATAGGATTGAATCAGCTAAGCATTTTATTTTAGAATTTTCATGTCCATGAGGTGGATGCAAGTTTTTTTACTTGAATAGATGCAATATTTATATGCCTCTTTAAGTTTATTTAAATCACCATTAAATTTATCTGAGATTGTAAAATGATCACAAATAAGAGATAGATTATCAAAGATGTCTATGTAAGTATCATTTTTAAAAACTAAATATTCAAGAAGAAATGCATCTCTTAGTTCGAACAAGAACTCCAAAGTAGAATTATCGCCAATTAGAAGTTGTTCAATTTTTTTATAAATATCATTAAGTGTTAAATTTTCATCAATATTGGAATGAGAAAGTTCATTATGGATATCTATGATAAATTCAAAATCAATCATTTTAAAGTCGTCTCGTATCATTATTTATTAGTTAAAGTAGTTAATTTATTTAACCATTTTGTATAAGCATCAATTTGTGGGGGCAAGTATTCATAATAATCATAGGTGCCTTGTTCGCCTGGCATAACATGGCCAATCATAAGTTCAGCAACATCACGTGTAGTAAAAGCACTAAAATTTGTACGGGCTGTTCTTCGCAAGTCGTGAAGTGACCAGTGAGGCATATGATAATTGTAATGTCTTCTTAAGCGTTCCATAACATTAGCGGCTAAGGAATTAGATGAACCATGACCCATAGGAGTAACATCATCATCGTTTGTTAAGAAGTACTCACTGTTATTTAGAGACATTGCCTCGACAATTAATTCTTCCATTGAGGGGGAGAATCGGACGAACGATTTCACGTCCTGTTTTTTTACCGACCTTATTCTTTTCAACTGGAACAATCCAAACCTTTCGCTTTAGATCAAAGTCTGTTTTTAAAGCTTTACGTAATTCGCCATTACGACACCCATACATTAAACACAGTTTCAAAAAGATCTTGTTCTTAAGCAAAGCCTTTGATTCATCGATTGCCATCCAGACCATTGCAATCTCTTCATCAGACAAGAAGCGTTTACCTCGGTTTTTCTGAATGCCTAGATCCTCTTTAGCATAGATATCTGACAAAACATTAATTTCTAGTAATTCACGTTTCTTTGCCCATTTAAGAACCTGTTTTGCATTGGTGAGGATTCTATCTGCAATAGAGGGGACTTCTTCAGCTAACTCTTCTAAAATTGCTAACCATTGTTGCAGCGTGATTCTATCAATCGGTAAGTCACCAATTTCTGGAAAAACATGATGTTCAAATGAGTTTCTAATATCTTTAGCAGAAGTTTTCTTTTTTACACAGTAACTTTCATACCAATCGTCGAAGACTTCTTTAAGAGTAGTAGCATCAATATATTTTTTGTTGTTGTACGCGAATCTCAA